AGGTTGTTTTGAGAACCTATCTAGAAAGTCAAAAGGTTCTTTCTCTGCATAGTTTTTTCTTGCCAAATCAATATATTGTTCTGCCCAAGGTTGTTTTGAGAACCTATCTAGAAAGTCACTAGGATATTTCTCTGCATGGTTTTTTCTTGCCAAATCAATATATTGTTCTGCCCAAGGTTGTCTTGAGAACCTTTCTAGAAAGTCACTAGGATGTTTCTCTGCATAGTTTTCGGCTGTCAAATTAACATATGGCTTGGCCCAATCTTTTTCTGAGAATTTTTTTAGAAAGATACTAGGATTTTTCTCTGCATAATTTTTGGCTGTCAAATCAATATATGGCTTGGCCCAATCTTTTTCTGAGAAGTTATCTAGAAATGCAATAGGTTCTTTCTTTGCATAGTTTTCGGCTGCCAAATCAATATATTGTTCTGCCCAACCTTCTTCTGAGAATCTATTTAGAAAGTCAATAGGTTCTTTCTCTGAATAATTTTTTCTTGCCAAATCAATATATTGTTCTGCCCAAGGTTGTTTTGAGAATTTATCTAGAAATTTACTAGGTTCTTTCTCTGCATAGTTTTTTCTTGCCAAATCAATATATTGTTCTGCCCAAGGTTGTGTTGATAACCTATTTATAAAGTCAACAGGATGTTTCTCTGCATAGTTTTTTCTTGCCAAATCAATATATTGTTCTGCCCAAGGTTGTGTTGATGATCTATTTAGAAAGTCAGAAGGTTTATTCTTTGCATAGTTTTCGGCTGTCAAATTAATATATGGCTTGGCCCAATCTTTTTCTGAGAAGTTTCTTAGAAAGTCAAAAGGTTCATTCTCTGCATAGTTTTCGGCTGTCAAATTAATATATGGCTTGGCCCAATCTTTTTCTGAGAAGTTTTTTAGAAAGTTAAGAGGTTCATTCTTTGCATAGTTTTCGGCTGTCAAATTAATATATGGCTTGGCCCAATCTTTTTCTGAGAAGTTTTTTAGAAAGTTAAGAGGTTCATTCTTTGCATATAACATTATTGGTTTTTTAGAAAAATTTTCAAACTCAGTTATTTCTTGCAAACCTACAATAAAATAAAGATTTTTATTTTCATCACATCTTTCTGAAAGCCTTTTGGCTGCCATTTGCATTTCTGGAAGCTTTCTATATGTTTTAAAAACTTCGTGATTTGGAGGGGAGCGTAAACTTCCAAATAATACCTCTTCTGCGCCAGAATTACCATTCAAATATTCATTGCACCAGTATTCAATAACTGGTTTTATCAATTCTTTGTACTTTTTATGCATTCCAGAATTTATTAATAAGGGGTCATTATTAATTATTTTGTTTTGAATATCTAAATCTATTTTATATATACCTTTTTTATACCAATGTGCTACCCACCCTTGTTTATAAGCTGATTCTGGATTATTTAAGAAACTTTCCTCTGCAATCTCCTTATTTAATGGAGGGAATTTTTTAAAATCATCTGAATTTTTATAATTCAAACCTTGAATAGATTCAAACCATTCATTGCTTTTCACAGCTGCATCTATATCTGGAGGCAGATTATTCTTACCTTTTGCTTCTTGAAGCGAATTATCTTGAATTCTTATTGTTACCCTTGGTTTGTTTTCAGGATCTCTTATAGAGTATAATTTTCCGCTTCTATTTGTTTGGTAAAGCTTGTTACCACTGCCTAAGCAAAGTCCATTTTTATTTCCTTCCAATACTCTATCATGTGATGTGTTGTTATCTCCTTCCCATGGATTGCAGTCTTCATCACCAACAGCAGGAAGATAAACAACTCTCCAGCCATCAGCAAATGAATAAACAACATTATTTGTTTGATACTCATCATTTTTTGATTTATTGCTTAGTTGTCTTGTTTTTTCAATATATTCATCTGTTAAGCTTAACAACTTTGAAAAAGCATCTTTTAAGGCTTGTTTGTTTAATAGCAAAGATTCATCTATATTAAAATTAGATTTTAAAAAATTTGGCTGCTTTTCTTCTCCCTCTAAAAATTGATTAATTTTTTCCAAGTTATTTTCAGCTTGCAATCTGTCATTTGAATGAATAACAGCTCCAATAATTAAAAACTGTTTTTCAATATTTGAAGTTCTTTTTATTGAATTTTTTGGGATTTGAATTGCTTGAATATCTTCTAATTCTTTTTTTGAATAAGGAAGCCTTTCATCTCCGTTTTCTACAAATTGATTAATTTCTTCCTTTGAAACTAGATTATTTTGAAATGCAAAAGATTTATTTAAATTTATTGCCTTTGTTCTTTCCAAATCTGCAGCAATTTTAAAAATTTGTTTCATTCTTAAGTATCTATTCATAACAACTCCATTTTAATATATAATATTAGTAATCAAATAAGCAATCCATCAATTACTTGATCTTTTTCAGATCTCATTGGCACGGCCAATCCTTTAATTGTCTTTACAGCATCCATTTGTATATCAAGATTTGATATAGTTATTCTGCCTATATTAATCCTTCCTGAAAATCCCTTTTCTTTTTCAAAGATTATCTTATCTATATTTGATTGCAGATCTACTTCTATTCTTTTATTTTGATAAAAATTATGCTCTATATTCACATACTCTGTATTTTCAATATTATCTTTGTTATAAAACAAGATATTTAAAAAGCCTACACCTGATATTTTTCTAGATAAAAGCTCTATAATTATTTTTTGTTTTTTAATTTCAAAGTTTAATTTTAAACTTGAATTTGATGATATATCAGCTGGAAGTTTTGCAACCTCTCTACCTGAAAATATTGCCTTATTTATCTGTGAATCAAAAATTCTCATTTTGCCAAACTCAAAACCTTATTGCTTGTTTCCTTCCACGTGAAAGTATCTTCTACATATTTTGATATTTCTTTTTTATTATTTTTAAAATTGAATGAGCCTTTGTAGGCAGAAAGCATTGAATCTGAAATTGAATAAACTATTGGCATATAAGTTTTTGATCCTTCAGATTTCCTCCAGTACTGATAATTTGGTGTGGCATCAACCTCTTTAACGTCTATAAGAATAGAATTATTATTTGTCAGGAAGTCTAGTTGGCCTGTGCAGTTTGTAGCTATAACTGTCTTTTCCATGAGAAGACCCTCTAATAATGGTAGCCCAAAACCTTCAGATGATGAGGTGCTTATTACAGAGTCACATGCGTTGTAAAGCTCTGCAATATTTTCTATATTATCAGTTATAACCTCTATTTGCGGAACATTGCTTCCAAATTTTTTTTGTGCATTTTTTAATATTTCAATAAAGCTGCATTCAAATATTGTTTTTGGTTTAGCTAGTGATGTTTTTATAACCAAAGAAACATCATCATCTTTTTTAAATGTTGAATAATAGGCCTCAATTAAAAGATCCATATTCTTTCTGTAATGAGGTATTGATATGTTTAGAAATTTAAACTTTTTGTTGCTCAATTTTATTGAAGTTTTTGTATTTTTTAAGTCTGGATTTATACCAAGCGGCACTACCTTGCATTTTGACTCGGGCCATCCGTTTTCGATAAAAATCTGCTTACTCCAATTACTTGAAGGCAATATATAATCAACCCACTTTAATTCTTTGAGCCACTCTTGAGGGACTATACTAGTCTCGTAATTAAAAACTGATGCTTTTAATTTTGAATTTTTTTGAAATCTTGTTCTAAAATTATGCGGCAATGTATAAGTAATATCAATGTCGGGATTGTTATGCCACTTATCTATATCTTCTAAAAGGTAATTATCAATAAGATTTGTACCATTTGTAGACTTTATATAAAGCTTGTTGCCACTCTTTTTTAATTCAGAGAGTATATTCCTCATAGTTATTGCCCAGCTATGAGGAGTTCCAAGTATTGATTCACATCTTATATTATACATATTCATACAAAGATTATACTATATTATGATGCTGAACAAGGGAATGGGCCCTCTACAAATACTCCTGTCTCTGAAGATCCTGTTACAAAGAAGCAGTCATCCAAACTCGTTACAGCGGAATCTGGCACGCAAGTTCCAATTCCAACTGCTTTCAATTCATTGATTCCAATACTTAAATCTGAATTCTTAAATCCAGCCTTCTTTAGAGATACGCCAAAGTTTATAACAGTTCTATTTTGAGCATTTAATGAATCATATAATATGTTCTTTGTTTTTAAAGTTAATATTCCAGTAAGAGGATCTAGAGTAGATCCAACCTGAAATACAACGCCAGTTGTTATATCTGAATATACAATATCTAGAGATATCTCATTTGTTATATAAAGCTCTGTTATTGCAGATACATCTGTTGTTAAAAGGAATGCTTTATAATATCCCGGTAGATGTCCTGGCTGTGCTACCATATTTGTTATTGCAGCAGTTATATCAAGCACTATAGATGATCCTGCAACACCTGTCGAACCACTTGGAATGGTCTGAATCAATGATGTGTTTGACGACAAGACTATTCCAAGGTACTTTGATAGATTTGATGCATTTATATTGCTATATGGAATTAAATAAAATGTATCTGCAGCATCTACTGTATAATCTCTTGATGCCTTTAAAGTTAGTGTTGCAGATAATACTTCTGTCTTTGAATTAATTTGAACTGGCAAGTTAAATGTTAATTCGTTTAAGAATGAAGAATTCTTTCCAATTAATATCTCCGAAGTTAATGCAACATCTTCGGTTACTTCATCTGATTTTATTTCAAAGTTATATGAGTAAACGTCGACCACATACTGGTATAGAGCTAGAGCTGCCAAGTTATTTGATTGAACAGCTGCAAAGCCAAATGTCATATCTCCTTCTCCAAGTTGCATATCAAGGAGATCGCCTATCTTATGGTATTCTTCGTTTATTACCTCAGATGAATCATTTGGATTAAAATAATAAGCAGATACAACATCATTTATCCTTCTTATTCTAAAGTTTAAATATAATCCTTCTGTCTCTGGAGTGTCAATTGAAAAACTGAAACTATAAAGTATAGCGCTTGAGGAGTCCTTTACTTCGCCTTCCCAAAATAACTTAATACCAGAATCAGACTGCGCCCAGCCAAGCCTTCCTGCTGCAGAGCCGCTAGCTAGATTATCTATATTTACTTCTGCAAAGAATTCTATTTTTCCTAGTGAAATATTATCCGCATCCCATGAGGTTCTCTTTGCCTTGAAGTCTACTGTAAAATCTCCAGTAAAAGTTCCTATATTATCAAGTGTTGCCTGTGAATTTAGCCCAGGAGTTACTGTGAAGGTTGCAAAAGAAGAATCAGATGTATCCACTTCTGAATATCCAGATTCACTTATTCCGTTCCATGTTGAGAATCCAGATGAGGCAAGCTCTGTTACACTTGTGTTTAATATCGCATTTGATATAGTGCTAGTTGCAGTAGAGCTTGTTGTATATCCATCTGCAGCATATCCATCTACCAATGCATCAACATATAAACTTGATATAGCCTTTGATATTTTTACTTTTCCTAGTGCCAAATCTGTCACTGCGCCTGAATCAGTACAACCAACAAGAGTGCCATCTGAGTACTTCATAGCCGGATATCCAGCAGCTGTGTTGCAAGTTCCGTTATAAGACTTTATAAAAGACTCATATAAGTTTATTGAGCAATCATTTATTGTTCCAGGTGGTAATTCTAAAGATATATTTACAAATTCATAATCACCATGATGAGGAACTCCCTTTGCTGACAATATATCTCCATTTGGAATATATAGATCATTTGGAATTACTTTTTGATTCTTTATTATTGGAGATGGTGATGGATCTTGGAAGCAATTATCTGTTGTACAAATACAATCATTAACCTTTTCTTCAAAGAATGATTGCTCTATAAATCTTCCAAGGTTTACTTTATTTATGAATCTTGATGAAAAACTATTTCCAGAGCCAGTTATTTTCCAGTTTCTTGAAACAAATGGAACCAATGCAAGATTGTTATTATCTGCAAATGTATTTACTTCAGTTCCACTATTTATAATAATATCAAAATTAGGACTTCCTACAAACGTAGGAACTGTTCCGTCTTCATTTAGAACTGATAAAGTTACAGTTAATAGAGAGCTTGATACAGAGCTTACTATGTAGGTTCCTGCATCAATTTCTGTTTCTGGAATTATTACTATATCTCCAGATCTTATAACTCTTATCAGCTCACTTGATGTAGCTGTAAAGTTAATTGTATTAGTTGAAGTTACAGAGCTTGAGGTTGCTGCTTCATCTGTAAAGATATTTGGATGATCACTATCAGAAGATATGTTTGACAAGCTCATCTCAAGTAGTACAAATTCTTTTGGTATAGTAAAATTATAAAAACCATATAAGGCATCTTCCAAAAGCTCTATATCGGATGAATCTATTGATCCGTCTGCATTTAAATCTGCTTTGTAAAAATCTACGTAGCTTAGAGTTCCATCAGTTAGGGCTGCCTCAGTTGTTGTTGAGTTTATAACATTTCCAGCCAAGGAAAGCATTGTTATTACATCATTTGCATCAAGCTTTCCATCATCATTGAAATCGCCAGCTTTTAAGGTTCTACATGATACTGAATCTATTTTATATCTATTTGAACAATCACACTCGGTATCAGGAATAAAGATTCTATCGACTAAAGTTCTATCTAGCAAGTAAGCTGGCGGATTTACAAAGTATAGTTTGTTAGGAGTTAATAACCCTGGATACTGAATTGCTCCATCAATATCTGAAGGTGATCTATTATTGTCATCTGTAATTGATCCAAGAATGATTGGATTCATATCAATAATGCTTGCAAGAGATTCCTCTGATAGCACTGATAATTCACAAGAATCTGTTATTCTTGTGAATGTATAATTTCCAGTTCTTGGATGAGTTATTGCATTTGAGAATTTTTCGGCTCTCTCCAATATAACATAATTTTTTGCACCAGTTATATTTAGCAGCTCTATATCTTTTAATGTATATGAGATTAGATTTCCACCAACGTATTGCTCGGTTGTTGGTACTTCCATTGGAAATCCATCGTATGAATAAGCTTTTCCGCTTGTAACTTCAAAGGTTGCAGAATGGAGTTCAAACCACAAGCTTAAGGAGTTATCATCTACGAACTTTGTATTAACTATGTCATACTCTGTAAATATAGATTCATCTGGCCTAAACTGCTCTTGAATTGTTAAGGCTTGTCCGTTATCTTCTTTTCTGTATTTTTTGCCCCATCCATTATATAGTCTTACTGTGCTAGTAGATGTATCTCCAAATCTTTTTAATATAAAACAATAATATGATCCTATTTCTAGCTTTGGCTCTAGTAAAGGATTTGCTAACAATGTAGATGAAAAATCAAAATCAATAACTTTTGGATCTGTTGTTAAAATTATTCCATTTGCAATTAAGTCTTCATTTGAATATGAAACTTCTGCAATTGAAACTGCTTCTGGATCAAAATTAATTAAATTATCAGGTACTACATCAGTAATACAGTTTTGAGAAGTTGTAAGTTTATGAATTGATAATACTAAATTTCCAGAAAATCCAGCAACAGGGTTATCTACAGAAACCAATAATGATATCTTTTGAATATTTCCAGACTTAGCTAGAAATTTTTGACCATATGCTTTTGATGAGCTTGCTCCTGCTTCAAATAGTAATAAACCAGAAGGATCTTTTTCAAGATAAAGCTCATCTATTGAGAAGGTTGAGTCAAGCCCCTCTTCTAATATATCATTGATTGTCTTTGATGAATTATATGTTATAAAATTATTTAAATCAAAGCAAGGAGACTCAGTCTGGCAAGATACATTTGTTTTTGGAAATATAACTAATGGTTCAGCTTCTAAAATTACAACCTTTGTTTCATAATCTGATATATAATTCACAGAATCAACAACTGCATCATAATATGTTTGGCCTGATCCACCGCTTAGGTTGTTGAAGTATACTGCAAAAATAGTTTTATAATAGTTTCCAGTTACCTTTGTTTCGTTTCCATAGAACTCAATAAGTTCATATACAAGTTCTCCTCTGGTGTCTAAAGGGTTATATCTTGATCCTAATATTAAAACTTTTACTGGATGAGCCGATCTAACTGTGCCATTTGAAACAGTAATAAAGAGCCTCGCTCCTGTATCGGAATTTGAAGGCTGTCTATCAAGCTTTATAGGCTTTCCATCAAATGACCCTGTTGTAATTAAATATTCTGTATCATTAACTCCATAGGTACTTGGCGCGGAAGTATCTAGTAATATCCTATTTTCAAGTGGATTATCCTTTACAATACCGCTACCATGAGAGACAGATACGTGATTCGAAGAAAGAGATCTTTGATGGTTCTGTTCCTGATCTAAATCTGATTCAGTTATTTTTTGTCCGTCGAAAAAGTTTACTCTGGAAACTATGCTCAAATTATCTGCTGACATTAATTCTCCGTGCTATACTTAAAACTCATTCTTATTAATAGAGTTTTTTACACAGCCTAACATGTTTTTCTTTTGAATCTTACCAATACATTTGTATGAGAAGGCTTTAGCTTTTCTACCAGAAACTTTATCAAATCTTCTACCTCTTCTGATTTCACCAATCCAAAGTCATCAACTATATCTATATCAAAATCAAATATTCCATTTTTAGAATCAGAGACAGTTGCATATGTTGAGTAATCAGAGCTTAAATCAAAATTATTCAAGTAAGTTGTATTTATATCATTATATATTTTACTTACTGAATCTAAATTACTTGAGTAATTAAAGTCAATATATTTTCCAGAAGTATCAACTAATAAATTTCTATCTGCATTGCTTATTCTAAAGTTATCAATTCTTGACATAGCGGATAGCATACCATCAAACTGCGCTCCAATATAAATTGTCTTTAGATTATCTGTTAAATAGATTGCTTGATTTATAACAGAGTCATCATATGATGTTCCATCTACAACTAGTTTTAAAAAGTCTCTTCCTGTATTTGCTTTCCAACTTGCAGATACTCTATGCCATGTATTTCTTTGCCAATCAGTTGCTGCAAATACTGAATAAGAAATATTATTATTATTTATAACAAAGAATATTTTATTATTCTCCAAGAATATTTGAATTCTTGAACCACTAGATGCCTTGTCTATATATCTTACAATAACTGGATCATTTGAAATTAAGTTTGTCTTTAGGACAATAATAGTTCCATCATTTTTTAGTTTGCATTCAGAAGAGAAATCATTCAAAACTCCAGTTCCGCCAGATAATCTGCCGGTTAGAGATGATCTTGTTATCTCATCGTATCTGCTAGTTGAATATATTTTGCTGTCTTTTTGCTGAGGAAGGGTTATAGAAATTATTTTTGATGCAGCCTCTGGTAGATATAATAAGTTTGTAGTAGTTGGTGTTATAAAGGCCGTCTTTATTGCATATGAATCAAATAAAACTCTTTTTGTTTTATCAGTCTTTGTAGAAAGAAGAGGACTTACCCAAAACTCAATATTTCCTAATGAATTATTTATTACATTTGGAGCTGTATAAATCTCTGGTCTTGATCCAAAGAATTTTGCAGAATTGCCAAAGCCTTCATTTACGCTATTAAAACCAACAGTAAGTTCGCTATTATTTTTATACCTTGCTTCATTAAATAATGGGCCACCATCTGCATAGTGTACCTCAACGAATGTTTCTTCGGATATTGCCTCAGAGTATCCCATCTTTAACATAGTTGATATGAAATTATTTCTATCATTCAAGTAAGGATATAACTTTTCAATATCTGATTTACTTAATTTATATTTAAAGTTTTCAGTTGAATTTAAAAATATTTTGTTTCTTAGTCTTCTTAGTTGCATAGACTCTGGATTGTCAAAATGTGATAAGAATATAGTTTGAAGATCCAAACATGGACTATCTTGCGATATAAATTCCTCAGTTATGCTTCTTGAGAAGAGTGAAGAATACTCATATACCCTTGTATCTCCTGACATCTCTGTGACTATCTTTGTTTCATCAACTAATCCATTTAATTTATTTTCACCATTAATATCTGATCCAAAGAATAAATATTTTCCTAGATTTGGAATCTTTATTCTTAAATAAGCTGAATATTCAAACTTGTAAACACCCTTTGACAAAACAAATATTTCAGATTCATTTGAGCTGTCATTGAAAATAAATACACCATTTGAATACTCTGATATTATAGGATATGATCCGGATGCATTTTGAATAGTTATTGCATCCACCTCTTCAATGGAAATCATGCATGGCTCATAGTTCTCATCTGTAATCTCAAAAGATCCAGATATATTTGTTATACTTATAAATGAATTTTCTAAAATATAGCTTTTTGAATCTGTTATATATAATGTCTCAGTTGTTAGACCGCTTGTTGTTAGGCCGGTCACTGTAATATAGTTTGATAAGGTATATCCATCTAAACAGAACTTTATATTATCTGATTCAAAATTTAATTTTACAAGTCTTCCATTGTTTATAGATGCAAACTGAGAAGAAGTATAAGATTCCAAGTCAATGGAAAAGCTAAAGACATTTAGAGATACTGATCCTTCGGGAATTGTGTTATCAACAATAATCTTCTTGATAGATGTAGCTGTTAAATCAATTGGCTCTGGTAAATTAGTTATAAATGCGCTCATACCATCAAGATACAAGTCGCCCATTAAACTCTTGCTAGAGTAATTTATTTTTTCTGATACCCTTGTTTTTGTTAATCCAAATGTTTCCAGCCATATATCTAGATCAGATACATCTACTGAGCCTGACCAAGAGCAATCATTGTTTTTCTTTATGAATTCTATATATCCATTTGATATGTTTGCTCTGTAATTATTTTTTATATTTTTATTATCCACTACATTAATTAGCCCATCGCTAACTGTATACTGAACTCCTCCAAGCTCAGTAATAATATCTTCACATGTTCTTTTGAAAACCTCATACTTTGTCGTTGAAAGCTCTGTATTTAATGATCCTGATGATATATAGGGTGGAAATTCAAACGTCAATCCAGACTCTGAAGTAGTAAAAGAGTATTCTGATAATGTATCTATGTCGCCGATTATAGCATCTGAACCGTCTACACCTATTATAACAAATGCTTTTTTATCCAACTCTAATGCTAAAGTTGGATCCTTAAATATAATTGATCTTCCTATATCTGATTGGCTAAATGCTGCTGATAAAGAAGACAATATACTGGATCCAGCCAAGATTACTCCATCACTATAAGAATCATTAAAGCTTATCTTTGTATTGGAGAAATTCTGTATAATTTCCTTTGCAACATCTCCGACCATTGAGTCAAAATTTGCAGATATAAATCCGCCAAACTTGTACAAAGATGGAACTTCCTGGCCATCTATAAACAAGTGCATTTCATCTTTGCTATAATCAGTATTAAATCTCCAACTTGCTGCTATGTGGTGGAACTCGCCAGGCAGGAAATTTTTTATACTTGATGATATATTATAATAAGATGATTTCTTATCTGGATATAATGAATCGTACACTCTAAAGTTTAAGTAGCCAAAGCCATCTTTAAAGATAGATAATCTATTTTTATTAACTGCCTCACCAGAGTCTAATATATATCTTTCTTTATCTGATACAAATACTATATCATCAATATCAGATCCCTGCTCCATATATCCATATGAGTCCAAGTATCCATCTGCTTTGTTATAAAATTTAAAATGAATATTGTCTGAAGAGATAACTAAGGAGTCTGCCTCCTCTATTGTCTCAATTTGATTTTTAGATGTTAGTGATAGCTCAATTAAATCTATATTTAATTTTATAGGCTCTATTGCAGTAAAGAACATATCATCTACTATGCTGCTATCAACAAGTCTTATAAATATTCCTTTTTCAATTTGATTATTACAATCAACTGTTATATCTTTAAAAGCAGAATACTTTATTCTAGACTTGACAATTTCAGATGAATAAATTGTAATTATTTCATTTGATGAGTCAAGAGATACTGTTAAGTTATTATATAGTAAATTATCCCAATTAAACAAGAACAAATCTATTATCGAATTATCATAACCATCTAGAATTGCTATATACTTTTCAGTATTTGTTGCAGCAAGCGACAGCTTAATCCATTTTGTTCCATTATAGATTTCTGCAATATTTGTGCCAATTATATTTCCACTTACTGATCCAGAAAATTGTCCATAGCTTGAACCAATTATTCCAGCATCAAAGCTTGTAACTTTAAAAGATATTGAATAGTTGGCACTCTGAATGCAGTTTAATGGCAGATAAAGATAATCGTATGATGTTATATTATCTATTGTATAAATATTATTTTGAATTGCAGTATCAAAGTTTCCAACCTTTAACCAGCTACTTGCTGTAGTTTGCATTCCGCCAATTATAGTGTTGATAATTTCAGAATTTGAGTCAGTTATAGACTTCCATCCAGTAGACTCTAATAAATCTTGACCACAAAACCTAAAGCTTCCTTTGCAATCTTCATCAGAGCAGTCCAAATCTAATGATCTTGATTTTGCATATGAGTAGGTTCCATTGGTTGTTATGTATCCTTCTATATAATCAAGCTTTTCAGATGCCTCATATATTGTATAACCATCAACATCTATGCCGGCTGGAATAGACTTTTGATTTGGAATTATCGTTCTTACTCTCCAGCTTCCTACTTTATTATCATCAACTTTGCAATCATTATCAAACCATATATAAACTCCTTTTTCTGAAGAGTTTATAGTTCCAATACCAGATACATTTTCCGATTCTTTGTTTAATGAAAATTTTAATGAAGCTGGATTTCTTAATAAACTACCAATATATACATTTGATTTGTTTAATGATTCTTCTATATTATAAGAAATAGAGTAAATACTTACTCTTGACTTGGACATAGGATCTAAGGTTCCTACAAACATTTTATTATCTAAATCAGATATTCCATCTATTTCAGAAGATAAACCTGCATCGGATGCAAACCATGAGGTTAGGTTTAATATCTCGAAAACATTATTGTAATTTCCAGCTGAAAGCAAATCTGAATATACCATATTATATGATGACGTATTTAGTGTATAATCTACTTTATTTTCAAGAGGATTACGATCTACTTTTAATGAAAATGTCTTTGAGGTAAAGTCTACGAGCTTTGGAAGGGGGTTATATCCATATTTAGTCTCTGAGTCTGATGACTCTTTTATAACCGAAATTGCAGTAAACAATAATGCACCAGAGCCTGTTGGCAATGCAGTGTTTATAGCTTCGCTTCCAAGGGCTGTAGTGTTTCGTTCATTGTCTGGTAGTTTATTTATAACAAACCCTGATACTATAGTTGATTCAGATATATCGGTAAATTCATTACCACTCACATCTAGCAAGCTTAATACTGAATATAGTCTTCCATTATTTGATATAAATTTCAAACCAGAAAGATTATAATTTAGTATTTCATATTCTGTTGTTAAATAGCCTATATCTATATTTTCATCAAATACAATTTTTGCCATGTTAAATACAGGATCATTGAATTTTTCTAGTGACTCCATATCTTCATAATCAATACAGTTGCAATTTTTTATTAAGAAGGGTCCATCGTAATTTGGCATTGTATTTTGCGTTACTTCTAATTCATCAAGTGAGAATACTCTTACTCTGCCTGTATCTGGATCTTTAATAGGAGTAAATGCTCCTATTGCCATAAATACTTTTTCACCATCGCCAATTGATACTGTTATTGGACTTGAATAATAATCCAATAGTATTTCAAGATTTAATGTAAAGAATCCTCTTGTTGACATGCCTATAGCAGAAGAGAAGCTTGGTATTCCAATACCTGATAGTCGTTCTGACAAACTTGTTATCTTATCATAAAAACTAGTTAAATATTCATTTGTATCTAGAGATTCTGCTTTTAAAACAAATTCATGACTTGACTTTTTAAAAGGTGTTAGTCTATCATGATACTTTGTTATTCCATATGGACCAACAAATGTATCTTCTGATATATTTGAATAATTTACCATTGAAATATTGCTTCCGGTCCAATCTGTAAAGCCAAATCTATCATTGGATGCAAATAGCTCAAAATTATCTTTTTTAAATATATCTTGATTTAAAATTAATGAATATTGTATTTTGCCCATTGATGAGAAATCAAATGATATATCTGCATCATTACTTATTCCATACCAATCATTTCTAATCCAAGTACTAAAAGTTCCTTCATTGATATTCAGGCTTGTTAGAGCTGGAGCCTTTATAACTGTATCTCCGTCTATTAAAATGCCCGATTCAAATCTTCCTGATTCGAATTTTAATGCACCAGAATAACTCAATTCAGAAGGATTTACAAAATCTCTTCCAAGTATCCATTCTCCAAATACTGATTCGGTTATCTCTGGTGATTGATCAGTAAACTTTCTAATTAGATTATCAAATGACTCTTTTGTAGGACCTCTTGCAAAAGACTCTATGGTTCCCTGGAGAGCCCTTCTGTATAGCTCTCTATCTGTAGATGGTGTAAATTTTGTAAAGAAAGGAATCTTTGTTAATATTCCAAAGTTATTCTTAAGAGCATCTCTTAATGCTCCGTATCTATATGTTACGTAATATACCTCACCCTCTGACAATGATCCAGATATTTGCCAGTTTAGCTCATTATCACCGTATTCATACGATACCATTAGCGTATCTAGTACTTCTGTATAATCATGGAATAAGCTTCCGGCAGAGTAAGCTGCAGAGACTCTGGTTCCGGGCGCTGGTATATAGCTTTTTACATATGATATTACTACATCATTTCCAGAGAATAATCCAGATCCATCTGGAATAAATATTTCTAAGTATCCATCAACATAGCTAATTGCTGCGCTAGCCAATAAGCTAGCGCCAGTTGTTGCGTTTACTACATCAAATACTGATCCAAATAGCTCGTCATATACAACAAATGTATATCCAGAGTAAAACCTTGCCTTTGTCTTTACATATGTTTTTAGATCAATAAAGAAGTCCTCAACTGATGCTGAGCCATTTATTAAATTTCTACCGCCCAAATCTTTCGATGGAATTAGGTTTTCGTAAGTTCCAGAGGTAACTCTTGATGCTGCAACTGATGATGACCTTCCAAATAGATCTTGCAATGTCCAAACACCCTTTACTTGCGTTGGCTTATATTTAGTGTAAATACCATAGTCAGAGGTTACAGCGCATGTATACTCTTCTGTTCCATCATCTAATATAATTTTGTTTTCGCTTGCAATCTCTAGATAATTATTTAAATCCTCTATAATAATTCCATTATCTATTTTTGTCTTCTCAAATACAACAGATGGATTATCTATGTAATTTTTCTTTTTTGATATCCCATCAGATGTTACTATATTTAGACCATTTAAAGCTATTTTTGAGTAAGAATAAGTTGCCCTTCCTATATCTATATCGTATACGTTTCCAACTGCAACATGTATTGTTCCAGTTGAATAATCTACTACGTAATCTCCAACATTCTGCAGTCTAGCAGTAGAAGAATTGTAAGTTGCTGATATATTTTCACTTGAGTAAAAATTCTTTATAGCTAAATAATATTCAATATCAGTAGAGAATACTTTTTCAGTTATAAAAATATCTTTATCCAGATGCAGCGATGAATCTACAACCGATCCAATTGAATCCTCTAGCTTATTTAGAATATATTTGTTTTTTAACTTTACTGATAATGATATTAATCCTATATAATATTCCGCATTTACATCTGGCAAGTCAGAAGAAGTGGTTAATGCTATATAATTTATATTTCCATTTCCATCTTCTGGGCCAAAGAATTTTACATTCATATTTTGAAGCTCACCAGAGGAAGTCTTTAGAACATACTGCGAAGAAGTGGTATCTACCAAGTGTGATTGGATTGGCGGATATATCTGTATATTGTTTATGCTATCGTTATTTGTTATTTTAAATTTATGTATTGGACTTACAAATTTAAAGTAAGGAGAGATCTTCTCGTCCTGAGCAATATCAAACCTTGGAATTTTGTTCTTACTTGATACAAACCTTGGAGGATTTATTCCTGTAAAGAATATTTGATTTTTATAGAAATAAAGGAGCTTATATACCTCGCCAGTTGTTTGATTTGATATATTAAATACTTTTGTTATTGGATGATTCTTTGTTTTTAAAGAAAACGAAGATGTAACGTTATTAGTAACTTCTTCATTTAAAACTTCTATATGACATTCTGATTTATAATCAACACCATCAACAAAGATTTGTTGATATGTAAACCTAATTACAGCCTCTGCTCCTGCTAAATCTCTACCGGATGTTGCAGCAAAGTCGTAACCTGATAAGTAATAATCTAGATTTCCTTTGAACTGCCTTCTGTAAGTATAGCTTGCTAAGTATTGCCCAAAACCAGTACCAGTTGCGGAAACAGTTCCAAATACTATTACTTCTCCAGTAGAGTAATTTACTGAATATTCACCATAATTAGATGGAAGTTTTGATGTACTAAACTGAATTTCAATTTGAAATGGATTTTCAATATATTGTGATAAAGAATTAAAAGCTATATTTCCAAAAGAAAGTATATCCCCAGATTGATCAGTTATTGGTGCATTTTTTAAAAAGAATCTTGATATGTTTTGTGGAATTAATTCTGATTGAGTAGACTCAATTGAAAAGACTTCTATTGAATCTGTAGATACATTTCTTGATAAATCTTTGTATAGATATGATATAATTACTGTATCGCCAGCTGATGGCATTGCAAAGCCAGATGATTCAGATAGCAATATTTGATTAGACCCTAGCTCACTAAAAGAATAAGATCTATAAGGATCATATCTGTTATCCTTAATAGAATATTTAAAACTTTCTATATTATATGTATAATCAGAGTCTTCGCATTCTTCTGTAGATGCTTTTTTTATTGTTATACTTTCTAGTTTTAATATATTATTTTTTGATAATGTAATTAAATATCCAGATATATTTGAGTCTAAATTTGAAAATACAAACTCCTCTGTATTTAAAACCTGCTGAAGTGATATTGGATAATTAGATACTACTGTTTGAGATGGGGCAATAGCAGAGCTGTTTAGTAATAGTTCGCCAAATAATAAATTCTCACCACTTCTATATCTTGATACATATTCAACCATATAAGCATTTTCGTTTGCCAATCTATCTTTAGCGCCAGAGTTTCTTATTCTTACTTCGTTTTCAGATCTGGCAGATATATAGTTATCAGATAAAACCTCTCCAATATTCTTTTGAAGCGTATATAATTCTTCTGCAGTATTTGATACTACGTTTTTTACTACAGTTCCCTCCAAAGAATAAGTCTTTGGAACATTTGACAGCATCCTATCTCTTACTGGATTAAAACTATCAGCTCCAACAAAATATAGAACTCTGCTTATATCGTCATTTACTAGTCTGTCGCCATCTTCTGCTGAAAATTTTTGCAGACCATCTTTTAAAGTTATTATATATAAATTATCTTGATTTTGCGGCCTTGTAGTTAGTATTACTGTCTTTTCCGTTATAAAAATACTTACAACTGATATATCGTCTTCTACGCCAGACGCGGAAGATATTTCAAAATTATCTACACTTATTAAGGTATTTAAATTTTTATTAAATGATATTTCTACTGTTGTAGATGAATTTATCTGTAAGCTAACCGGTCTTAGAGCCATTTTAATCCTTAATTAATTTTAAATTTATCTTTAGATACAGCTTTAATTGTAATTGTACCAGGTACAATAGTCTGATTCTCTAAAGAAGAAATAAAAGCTTTTCTTCCAACTTTTCCTGATTCATTAAATAAAGAAATATTAACTGAATCAACGCCTCTTACATTTGCAGACGCGTATATTGCATCAGAATAATCAACCCTGGATCCTAATGTTCCGGTATTTAAAAGTCCTGATATAGCAGTTATTACATTCTGCTCTATTGTATCAGCTTCTGAAATAAAATCATCATTTACAAGTATTGTTCCCACGACATCTACTTGTATGTTAAACGCCTCTTTTACAAGTACATCTGCAGTAACAGGTCTGTACTGCTCTATCTGCTGTGTAACATCTATAATTAAGTTATTTAGATTATAAGATATTGTCAATCTTTCTCCATTTTTTGGAGCGATAAAATCATAATTACAATAATAATTTGTAGAGCTTAAAGGCTGAGTATAAGTCAGAACCTCTATATTACCTTTTAAAATTCCTGCAGGACTCTTGAATCCGGAAGATATAGATATTTTATTTATAATCCCATATGACATAACCGTTGTTTTTATTCCAGATGATCTTATAGAAATCTCTTCTTGCGCAAGAGTATTGAAAACTTGACATGTTATGGCTATTGAGTCACCTGAATTAAATGATGATGGATTTTCAGAAATGCTTGGTATAGAAACCTCAAATGGGCTTAGCAGTGAATCTTTATAGCATCTTTTATTATCATATATATTGTTATTCAATCCATATCCATGGATATCTAATGTTGTAGTTTTTAATCCAGATGTTACCTCTATATTATTTACCCTTGCTATTCCATAGGATGGAAGGCTCTGTAATCCCGTTGCTTCCTTTAGAGCATTAAGAATGTTTATAACCTTTCCAGATGAATCTTTTCCAGGAACTGTTAGGATATAAGTATTAAAAGACGTTCCTTGTATTCTTATTTTTCCTGGATTTGAAATATTCGTAGCTACAAATCTTAATTGTGATGGACTAAATCTAATTACATCATTAACTATACCATCAACATAAGAAAGATCCATTGGCTGCCTTAATGTATCTACAGTATCAACTGCCAAGGATAAATTATTTGATCCTGATATAGACTGTATAGGAAGCTTTGATAAATCAACTTGAGATACAAGTTGGTTTATATTTGCAACATAGTTTATATAAACTGGAAGATTATTTGTATACAAAGTTGTTATAATTGATTCTAAATCATTAGCCTCTCTAACTGATTGTCCTGGCAAAGTAATTATTTCATTTGAATAACTTGCATCAGATTCATCAAAATTATACAGTTCTATTTTATTATAGTTTATAGTTACTAAGTCTCCAACTGATGCCTGTGAATCGCTTGGGAAAATAATTTTATATCCAACTATTTTTCCATCTGATTTAGTTGTATTAAATAATTCCAATCCGTCTTCTCTTTTTGCGCTTACTACATTGTCAACAGGTGATAGTATGTTCACACCATATAATGTATCGCCATCAATTACAAATTGCTCAACTGTTCCAGAAGCTTCTGTGTCAGTATAGACTGATGACACAGCAGATATATTATTTGAAAGACTTACTATATATTCTAATCCATCGCCACTTAATTCAACTGTAGATTCTTCTTTTATTATTCCATTTGGAGTTGTCCAGTCTACTATATCAGTAGACGTTGAGTAATAAAATGTAGATATATTTTTATAACCAGCATAGTCTATTGCTGGATTAAAGTATTTTCTCCATGTATAATTTACAGATATAATATCAGAAGGAGATGGTAGTTGTTTTCCAGATATATAAAACTCGCCAGTTAAATTTAAACCAGTTACAGAATCAAAATTTTGATTTGAAATTATATAAACCTCTCCAGTTGTTATATTCTGAACTCTACTAACTCTTACAACTGGATAATGATTTACCTTTATTATATTTTTTGCTGCCTTACTTACTATGCCTGAATCTGAAGTCTCTATTACATCAGAGTAAACAGAGTTAATGTTATTTAGCTCTGTAAATAAAACAGGATCAACGCTATTATTAAGCCCCTTTGCTACAATCTCTCCTTCAATTTTTTTAATATTTGATATAAAATGAATCTTGTCAAAGCCGAATGGACTTCCACCAACATCATCTGATGTATCTTTTATCAGCTCATAATTTCCAACTACCGCACCAGATGCATCAGTATACTTCTCTACAAGCTCACCAGATGAACTTCCCACTACTGATACCATACTCGATACTGGTTGCAAAGGTATGTTTCCAGTTTTTAGTGATAAAACTCTTCTTTCTGCAACAGTTCTAGTTAGGTCTTGGTTAGCTTGTCCAAGAATATAATCATTTTCCTCTCTTGTTGCATCTCCTTTGCCAGAAAGATCTGTATAAATATATGTTTCAGATACCTGACTAGTTTTTGAGCCAAGAACATATAAGTCTACTTTTCCACCTGTTCCTGAGTTTATAATTCTCTTTGAATTATCAGATACTGAAATAACTTCAGTGCCATCTCTTAGCATAAGAGAACTTCCAGGCTCGACAACTAACGCATCCTGAACTCCATTGACTGATATAGCAGTGTTTCTGTAGCTTGCACTTGTTCCTATGTTTGCACCACTAAATACTGATAAAATCCTAGATCTAAAAGAATCATCCTGTTCTCTTGATGTTCCACCAGAAAATGAGGAAAGATTTGTTACACTTAATCCGTTTGCCTCTAGGTCTATTGATACTATCTGCATCGAAGATATGTTTCCAGCTTCGCCCACCCTAGAGCACTCTACCGGTATCTCTAGTGCATAGTTTGAGGATATGCCTGCAATATTTAGCGCTTTTCTTAATCTATTTGCATTTGATGATAACCTTCCCTTATCAGATACAGATAATGAATAATTTCCAAGAACTTTATATGTAAAACCATTTCTTGCGGTAACTATAGTTCCAGTTGGAATTGGAATGTCTGAATTTAAAGTATTAATACATAGCACTACATATCCTGAAGCTGGAGATCCAGTAGTTCTTCCAATTCCAAAATTTCCAGCAAGAAGGTCTAAATCCTGACCAGAGGACGTTGCCAATGACTGCTTGCCTGCTATTATATTTAATAAACTGTAAAATTTTGATAATTGATCTGCTGGCAGATCAATAAACAAATCTCTAGATACTGTACCAGGCTTTGTGTCTAGATTTGGCTGGCTAACCTTTAGCCTCTCAATCATTGAGTTTACTATTTCACTAAATCCTCTTGTTGTTGCCATTTTTTAATCCTATAATAATCTTATTGTTATATTATCAAATACCTCAGTAAGTTGCTGAGTCAATATGGATATTCTTAAATTATACATTCTTGGATCAAGAGAATCTCTTCCTACTTGAACATCCAATATAGATACTATAACTTCAGATGGATAAAGTGTTTGATATTTTGCTTGAGATCTCTGCATGCTCATTAAAGTATTTATAGATGATATTACTGAACTTTTAATTTCATTTTCAGCAATTACAATGTCTGATGATCCAATCTCAAGCATACTCAGATTACTTCCATAGCCTGGATGATATTTATTATCACCAAAAGATGTAAGCAATATTTTCAATATATCTTGTCTTAACTTTTGATTGCCGCTTGCAATTGATGCAGTTCCATCAGGATTTAGCTGCAAGTCTCCTTTTGCTATTTTTAAATCAAATGACATTTTTTGTATAACCTAAATATTCAAATAAAAATAATAGATATTTAGGCTTTAAAATAGTCATAGACTTTATATGTTCTTTAGCAAATCTATAAAGATATTGTAATAAGAGTGAGTTATTTGGGTTAATCTATTTACAGAGCTATATATAGTTTGCTCTTCAACAGATTTTCTAAATCCAGATAAAGTTTTCAACTCATTAAACATGGCTTCTCTTTGGGATTTGTTCAAAAGAGCTATCAAGCTGACCTCGTCTATAGTTAAAAGTGATAATGTTAAAACTATAAAGTCAACCATACCTATTCCGCTTGCAATGCCTATCGCAGTCTCTATACCTCCCTGTGATTTGTTTCCAGTTGAGGTTGACGAATGTCCATCTTTCTTTATCTCTAAAAGCCTATTATTTATATAGTTTCTAGGAACTTGAGCAACATTTAATAATGATGGCATTAATACTGAGTTTGATATTGATGAATTTCTTGCAGTTCCAACCTGAAGATCTACAACTCCCTGCTCCTCTCCAGTTCCAAGTACCAGCATCAAAGAATCTTCTATAAGAAGCATTGCATTTAATCTTTCTGCCTCTGGCTTATCTTGGATTGTTTCATGACCTGAAGCTGTAGTTGGATTGGACCTCCTTATTTTGTTGCAGCTTGAGTATAACCCTATTTTATTCTTTCTTTGTGACTTAGAAATTGTATTTATAGAGTTTCTTACATTTTTAGCAAGTAAGGATAACGAATCTAGCATTCTAATTATTAACAAAGACTCTATATAACCTAGTGTAGGTCCAGATATATCCTCATTTGTTACTATATTTTGATTATTGGATATTTTAAAATCATCAAATAAATACTTTTTAGTTCCAGAATTTACATCACTCCTTATTCTTATTATTGTCTCAAGTAATGAAGATTTCAATCCCTTTCCATTTATCACTCGCTTGCTTTTTGGAGAGAATGGCTCTGCAATTATTTTTTCAGGATCATTTATACATTTTGCAATTCTTCCGTCTTGAACCATTGGAAATAAAAATGAGCTATAATTAAAGAATATATTTTCAATATTGTTTACAGTTTCGTCAACTTCTTTTTTAAAAACCAAATCATTTAAAAGAAAAGATATATCACTTATATTTGGAGCCTCATCTTGCTGGTTGTTTGGGTTGCTGATCAAATAAATAAAAGTTAGAAAGCTTCCATAAAATAAAAATAAGTTATTAGATATATATTGTATACCTTCTTCAAACTTCATACCATCCATATCTGAAATAATCTTATCAAATAGCGAAGGGTTTAATCCATCAGTACTCTCTTCAAGTAAAACAACATCTTCTTTATAGCTGTTTATTTCTTGCAAAGTAGCTGTAAAATTTTGAGAGTAGTTTTCACTAGTTGAAAGTAAAAGACTGCCAATCAAATTTGACATATTAATTACATCGTCATACTTATCATCACTTAGGTGATAACTTTTTTTCAATATATCTTCTGATGATCTTTGATTGTATATATTATATTGAGATATGGCATTAGAGCAGCTAATAGAATAAGCAGCCTGCCTTGAGTCTAAAAAGTTATAAATATTGCGAGCACTAACTACATTATCTTTTAGCTCACCACTGGTATTTATTATTGGAAGTTTATAGCTAACCTCCAAGTCCTCTGACGATGGAAGTCCAACCATTCTATAGAATGCGTTTTGAGGGCTTTCAATTATAGTTGATTCATTTAATACTTCGCTTGATCCACTAGTATCTTCTTCTGAAAATTTTAAAACTTGTTTATACAAGCTGTATGGCATATAACTAGATCTGTTGTTTTCTATTTCATTAAATAATTTATCAAATTCTGCATTAATTTTATTGTATGCAAATTCATAAATATTATTTTCTGCACCTTTTGCCTCTGCAGATTCTGCATTAGATTCTTCTACATCATAGATTTCAGAAAGCAAAACCCTTGCTTGCTCAAGCGTCTGAATCAAATCAGGATTAACAGTACTGTTCTGATCTTGTAATAGTTTTGTTATTTTATCTATATTTTCAAAATTCATTAATTTGCCATGTCTGTAAATACTACTTGTGGTATTGTAACTGATGCGCCATCATTATTAGATTCAAACATAGTCTGAGCTTTTGGAGCGATAAATAATACAGTAAGAATTCTATCAACCTTTATCAATGAACCTGGTGCAAATAATTCTGTATCATTTTCTTCTATATTTGGTATGCAATTCTGATCAATAGTATCTATTTTTATACCTCTCTCTGTTACCGCCTGGATTGTAACATCACAAATGCTTGCTTTAATTGTTACTTTACCTGGAGTATTAGAGGATATAGCTAGTGTATATATAGATCCTTCTTTTTTAATTAATAAATCCTGATCAACATCAATTTTTTCAAGCTTAGCCCCAGAGCTTGTGCTATCAGAAATTATATCAACTCTTATTTTATTTCTTAAATCAAGTGTGTCAATAATTTGATCATCATAAGAATCTCTTGGGATTATTTGGATAATTGCTCTTGATTTTGCATTTACAGTTACAGAGTCACCTATTCCTGATGCATACTCCATTGCGCCAGTTATTGTAGGCATGGTTGATACAGCACCGTCAAGTTCGACCTCTGTTATTGTATTCGCTGGATCTATATATCCATCCAATGGGGTTTCATCTAAGTCTCCCATTAACTTAAAGCTTGTATTTAGTGGATTTACTGTAAACTTACATGAGTCATCAATTGCAAGATTTGTACAAATTACAAAAGAGTCATATACAGATTTTATATCTGCTATAGATATCTTTTCTGGTATTCCGCCTGCTGCCATAGTTGCCCTTGCCTTTGAAACGACCCCCTTTTCCTCATCCAAAAAGAAGCCCATAAAGTCATTTAAACACCTATTGTACGGCTCAACTACGTCTGCGTTGAAGTCCATTGTAAAGCCCGGCATATCCAATAATAGCTGGTTTGCTTGCGATGTTCCACAGGCTGCAGCTATATCATCTGCAACCTGCCTCATGTCTACAAAGTAAATCTGAGGAAATACAAATACGTCTATATTTGTTACGGCATATCTTAAATCATCATTTTCAAGTACAGTTCCATTTATAAACTCATATACGCCATACTCTGGATATGGAGGATCTGCTTGTATAGGATTATCAGGAAGAAATGTATTTAAATATATCTTTAAATCTCTTGCTCCATTCTTTCCTACGTAATTACCAGAAGAAGTTATTGCTCCATCATTAAATAGATTGTCGTTTAGTTTGTTATAATTTATATAAATTGTATATGGACCGCCATTTGGTCCAGCAACAAAGAATGGCTTTGATGATCCAAATAAAGTCTCATCAGTATCTCTTTCTACTATACTGTCCCCACCATTGTCATTTATCTCTATATACTGTTGGGCAGTTAATGACTGGAAAAATGATGCATTCTCTTGCATCTTAAGCATTGCATCACCAAGATCATCTCCATATCCACTAGATCTATTTTGCTTTACTTCATCTCCTCCGGAATATGCTAACAAGTTCTTTGTTATGTCCGCTCTAACTTTTTTATTACCACCAACATAGGCGTTCGTCTTTCTTGTTATAGACTCCTCTTCTTTATCAAAAGATCTAGAAGTTGCGGCTGGATAGTTAATCATTTTTGCAAATATTGTATCAATTACAGGAGTATATCTTCCGTCATCTGTTTGTTCAAGTTTTATATTTAATCCGCCATCTTCTATAAAATAAACATTAAATCTATCATCAACTATCGCAAACGATGGTATACCTCCAAACGTCTTTGTTACCTGTCTAGAAGTTACAGTAGCCTCTCCTGTAACTGGATCTACACCACTTTCATAGACGTCAACAGTTGCAACCAATGGCTTTGGCTTAAATGAATATATAGTATCTCCAAACCCGCTATCAACGCCTACATACTCTATAAAGTCTGAGAATCCATCAATTGGGCTTATTAGCTTTATTTTGTCTGAATTAAATGAAGAGGATGCCTGTGAAAAGATTTTTAGCTCATTTCCATTTGCAGATAAGAATGTTGGGTTTGAATCCAATGGAAAGTTCTCATCAATTACTTTGCCTTTGATTCCAAAGAAGTTTGCAAATTTGCCAAATATAAAGTTATTTGTTAAGCCTCTGTTATTAAATCTAAATTCAACAAATCTTGGGTCATTTTTTGGATTTAGAAATGGAAGTCCAAAGCTAAATTTCTTTTTAGCTTTTGTGCAAGACATTGTAAATGTTGCATTAAAATCTCCATTTTTAAATCTCAACTTCTCATAATTTATATTATCAATCTTTCCATCTCCATCTGAATCACCAGAGAAATAGCCACCAGGTTGAACAGTCTTTGGAAGCTGAGTCTGAGAGTCTATCAAATCAGGGAGAGCATTACCAGCAAATAACGAGTTGTTGGATACTATAACATCACTATTTGCATCAATTGCCTCAGTAGTTTTATATAGCACGTTTGATATTTTATTTCCAGCCTCATTCTTTGGAGGTGAATTATAATCTATATCAGTTACATCTTCTGGATCATGATCAGGAGAATCTGGTGTATTGCCTTCTGTTCCAGTTCTTTGAGATGAAAGGTTTGTATATGCCTGTGCCATTGGAATCATTGCATCTGGAACTAGCTGCCCACTTGGAGCAACCTTTCCTACAATCAATCCGGCCAGCATAGAAGGATCTATACAACCTGGGTCGTCGGGATCTTGATTTACTTGACATGGAAATGCAAATACAAGCTGCAATAACTCTTGTATTAATGCAATTATCTGAAGAATCGGCTCCATTACTTGTAAGTCTGCTTCGATTGTTATTAAATGCTCTTCTAAAGCTATTTCTAGGTTTTTTATAGCTTCAAATGATCTTTCTTTTACAGCTCTTTCCAAAGCATCTATTATCTCATTTGTTGCAACCACCATTGTTATAATCTTCTGGATTACACAGAGTAATAGTTCCAATATGTGGATCAAAAGAGTTAGGAATAAAACAGGAAGTGCAAGCTGTGGCAATAGTAATAGTAGATCAAACAAACATACAAACAATCTTATGATTGCCAAAGCCAATTTGACAGGATTTGTTAAGGCACATAAAACATCAATTATACAGAAGATAACTTTTATAGGAACATAAATAATTCTCAGTGCTTTTAACTGGAATGCAATTTCTGCCGTTAAATGAAATGAGAAGTCGCAAAAGCTTCTTATTACATCTTGCGCAGCAAGAGAAGCGTCAGTTATCCATGGACCTACCTTTAGCTTTGCTTGCTTAATTTTATCATCAATTTTCTTTTTTGATTTTTTCTTAAACTTATCTATACCACCCTTTGCCCTATCCATCGCTCTATCAATATCTTGTCCGAATTCTGGAGATATAGTTCTGTTTATATTCAAGCGATCTTTGTTGGTCGTACTAACTGATAGTTTTATACAATCATTTGTCTCAAATAACTGAATTCTATCGCTTGGATTTATTGTAGCTGTGTAAATAAATATTCCATCCGATGTTTTTTCTTTAAATGTAGATGAAACTCTAAACTTAGATAGCTCTATTTTTAAATCTTTATCACCATCTTTTACATATATATTTATAACAATTGGATTTGATCCAATTGTTATATCTTTATAGTTATCGGAATTGTATTCTTTGCCATCTATAGATATTTTTAAAATTTCTGGAATTCTTTGCTTAATTGAGTGTGCTTTTGCAATATGTGTTGTTATAGTTATAAAAAACTCAGAACCATCATAGCTTGAGTAAGAAGAGTTTTTTGCAATAGTATCTGGTATCAAGCACCTATACTGTGATATAGCAGATACATCTTCTGGCCTACTTGTATTTCCTATCATTTCCTCTATTGAGTCTAAGGCTGCAAACACACCACTCGATAGCTTATCAGCAATTGCCGAAGCCTTCCTTAGCAATTCATTTATCTGCTCTATCTTAGCCATTATCTCAGCAGTAGCTGAGTTTACATTTGCCAGTAGTGCATCTAGCTCACCTTGAAGCCCTGCTATATCAGTGACTATTAAAGATGAACTTTCTGCGGCAGCCTTATCTTCCTCGGTCGCTGTATCGCTATCTTTAATTTTTTCATTTGATGATGTTATATTGTTTAACTTTTGCTCTGATTCCTTTTTTTGCAAAGCAGCTTTTGATTCAGCATACTCTCTGCTTACAATTGGATAAATTTTTTCAGATGAAAGCTTTACATAGTCCTCTTTTGTAGCACCGTCCTCAACCTTCTGATCTGATAGCACTGCACCATAAGGATTAGATGATTCGTCACCTACAAAGAGATCTATGTTTGTTTTTATTATAACTGGATTAGAAAATCTTATATAAGGAGGTGGATCTCTTGATATATCCTCCAAGCCCTCATTTGCTGACCATCTTGGAGCTAATGCGGCAGGCGTCAAATACCCAAAGTATTGCAGGATTCCAGAATATACGGAGTTTGTATTTATTGGGACTATACAATTTTCTGGTATAAGCTTCCCATTGAGTACATTGTAAGAATCAAGACTACGCACATCGGTGTTTAAAATTATATCATTACCATCAGGCTGTACAGTATTTATTCTCTTTGATACCTTGGTATAAAGGTCGGATGAAGTTGTGCCAAAGTGTTCTAGGTTCTGTCTTAATATTTTAACTTCAGAATAACCTATCTTTGGCAAATTATTTATATTTTTAAATATAGCTACTGCAATATTTTTTTCTAGATATTTTACTTTTCTAAATCTAAACTTATTTATCTTTAAACTCTCTATATAAAAATTATGGTACTTTGATAATATATTTGACTTTCTATTTGGAGATTTAAACAAGACCATTAAATATTTAATATTGTCTTTTGCAGATATTGACTCTGATCCATTTATTTTAACAATAACATCACTTGATAACATTCCAGATGGTATTGCGTTTTTAATTTTTAAAAATAAACCTTCCTGTGCATTATAAGCTTCGCTTATATTAAAATCTGCCGCACCACCAGACTCCTTATCAATATCTGCAAATAAGCCCAATATATATGGAGGAGTTATAAATGCTGGCTTATCTAATTGATCTTTTCCTAGCTGCAATATTGATACTGGAAATTCACTTGTGGAGGATGTTATATCAAATTCGGTATTGCTAGTTATTTTTGAATTTGTAAATATAAGATACGACTTATGAGCACCAGTAGTTTCTATAAATTTTGATAAATTTAATGGAGTATTTTTTGCCGGACCTGGAATAGAAAGTTCTACAAGATTTCCTATTTTTGATTTTTTAAAATATTCAGATCCATATGCCCATTCTAGTTTTTTATTAAAGTAGTAATTTTCACCAGCAACTGTTACTTTTGCTACATCACTTTTTAAGCCTACAGAGTTTGCTATATCCTCATCTTTTACAGCAAGATAGCAATATAAACCTCCCCTTGATGATTCAGAAAAAACATATGTATCTTTTGATTTTAAAGATAGTGATACGCTAGTTCCATCTAGAGCTAGAGGTATTGAATCTGGTGATTTATTATTAATAACATTATTGGCTAGTTTTTTAGGCTTACCTTCTACTGAAGAATAAATTGAATTTAATGATGTAAAAAATAACTTTGTATTTATATTTCTTTCTAGGTTTTGCGCTGATGTGCCATCAGCACTTATATTTATTTCTTTTGTATTGGTTTTTTTATTTGCAGTTTTTATTGTTTTTACAAATACTTTAAACTTTCCAATAAGCGAAAGAACCTCGGACCATAATTTTGTAGAAAATACAGATATCTGATTATTTGTAGCTATAAAGCCTGGTTCGTTTGAACCTATTATTAGCCTATCTTCTGTTTCCAGAGCTATATAAACGCCTTGTGCGTTTTCTAAATTCTCTCCTACTATCTTGAAGGAAAGATTGTCAGATGGAGTTATTGGTTTACCACCATAAAATCCGTCCGGTATTATCTGAGTTATAGAAGACTCTGCTACGTTTATTAATATATTTGGACCAGGCAATCTTAAGAATTGGCCAGTTGCATTGTGAATAATATATAGTGCAAATTCAACATCTAATAGGTTTATAATTCCATTTCCAGTTTCTTTTTCAATTGAGTAAATAGAATTCAACTTAGCTACTGAATCTTGTGATAAGCTCAGACTAAATTCATTCTCTCCTTCTGATTGATTTAGACTTAGCCAGTGTAAAGGGTAAGCATTTTGACTATCTATATTTGGAACTGGAGGTAATTCTAGACCTTTTTCAAATTTAAATAAATACTCTGGCTTAGACCCAGACAGCGCTATCCTTGAGTATTGATTACTTGTAGAAAATAATGCTAAATCATTCTTCTCTAATTGATTAGTAGTAATCTCTGAGTCTCTATCTGACAAGATTAATTCTGGTCTATTTATTGCAGACAAATAGGAATCAAGAGAATCTACTCTGGTTATTGATTTTGAAACATCAAGATGCAAAGGTACTGAATTATATAATTTAAAAAGATCTTCTGCTTTTTGATTATAGTCTTTTACTTGATTAAAATATTTAAAGTTTATATCAACTGGAATTGGAAAAGCTTCAATTGCTTGATCTTTATTTATAGCTAATCCGCTACAGCTCTGATTAAACTTACTTATAGTATTTAATATATTATTATTTCTTAATGATGATTTTATAATAGGCGATAACTTAAATGAATAATCCTTAAGCTCCCCATAAGCTTTCTTATTCATTTTTTCTAAAGTAATGTTTCTATTCGCTTGCTCACTAGCTCCATCTGTATAGTCTATTGTTACATTTATAATAGACAAATTTGGTAGCTGACTGTATAAGATTGGCAAAGACTTGCTTAATGAATCTTCTGGAAGTAGAATTTCTAATACAAATTGCAGCAGCTCTAATGATCCATCATTATCAATGTAAATAAAGTCACTATAAGATTCCCTTGAATCCTTTCCGCTTAAATTTGGAGTTTTTAAATAAAAAGTACCATTTAAAAATGTATAATATCCGGCTAATTTATTTTTATCTGATGCATCTGTGTAATAAGAGTTTTCGTCAAATCTTATTACGGAGAATAGCTCTAGTACAGCACTAGCTAATACAGCACTAGTCTTATTTGACCAGCTAACTCCATTTACACTTACATCTAGCAGCGCATCATATATGCTCTTGAAGGTTATTCTTTCTGAGTCTGGAGATAATGCATTTGCAGAAAATAATCCAGTTCCAGTTAATCCATCTGGTGAAATATTTGATAAAAGTTCAAATATATAAAGAATGGCTTCAAATGGTATAAAGCAAAAATATCCAAATGGATTTAGCTCTTCATCTCTCTTTCCTAGTCCACTTAAATAATTTTTATAGCTATCTGTAGTTGTTTTTATGTCATTTGCAGCTGTAAAATACCTTCTGCTTAATATAAATTCTGGAACCTTATCTTCTTGATAAATACTTTTATCGTAAGGAACGCTAGATATATAATTTGATATTGAGGCTAGACATTTATTTATCCTAGTTCTAATCCAGGACATTGATTTATATCCATCAAAAGCTCTTTCTTTTAATGAACTTTGTTCTAGCTCTGATGATATGATCGACTTTATTGCTCTTATTTTGGAAGCATAAGAGCTTGTCTGACTTCCGCTGCCATCTATTCCAATTGTAAATCCTGGATTTCCATATACCTTTAGTACTGAGCCGCCATTTAGTGGTACTAAGTTTTCAGTGTTTATTGGAGATATTACTTCATATATTGGATTTCCAAATAAATCTGCTCCAACAGTTGCTGGATCTACTGGATTACAATTTATATCTATTGATACATTTACTTCTTGCTTATTTATTGCTCCAGCTACAACTGATAATATTGATGACATTTAAACCTCTAGTATTCTTGTTTTCCACTCTTTAATGATTCTATTTCTGCAGCGAGTTCTGTTAACATTTTTTGGATTGTCTCAATATCTGATAGCTCGCCAGGGTTTTGAGTAGAATCCGTGTTCTTTGACTCTGGGCTCATATATGTAGGTCTTGGTGCCAATTGCTTTTCAGTAATTGTTACACCTCCTGCTCCACCATTTAAATCAATACCAGAAGGTGACTGCAAACATATCTTTCCAGAGTTATTTATAATCATAGGAACTTCTTTTTTCATTCCTGAAATTATAATACCCTTTTCGCTGATAGAAATCAGGAAGTCAGAATCACCATCTTTATAGTTAGTTGGTTTTTGCGTTTCATTCTCACTTAGAATACCTTTATCTGTAAGGTTTACTCTTAGATCAAGTCTTCCGATGTTAAATTTTCCAGAGGAATCATGACCACCAATATTAACCATGACACTTCCATCTGTTTGCATTGCTACGCTTCTGCCTTGCTTATCCTTTCCAAACCAAGCAACTGCTGAACCCTGCGTATCAAGAGTTATGCTTTTTCCATCTGCATCATCTGCGCCTACAGATGCCTCTAAAGATCCTTCAAAATTTATATTTGCACTTACTCCGCTATAGGTTTTTGTTGATTCATTTAGTCCTTGATCATCATTTGTATACGGTATATCATTTCCATATTTGTCTCCGGAAATATACTGCAATCCACCTGGATTTATAACTGGAGGAGTTGGAGCAACCCTTACTGTTGCCATAATATCAGAGTGGAATGCTGGGTTTCCAGGCCTTGTAACGCTTGACTTGAAAGACTGCCCATACCTCTCAAATGTCTTTTCATACATATTTCCTATCAAAAGATGCGGGGCTATCTCTGATGATGTTACTGTTGGTATTGAAACATCTTCTATATAGTTTGCAGTTAGAAGCTCACATGCTGCTGGCATATTATGCCATCTTGTTGTATTCACCCTTACTCTGTTTAAATCAGACCCTTGATCTCCAAAATAACCATTTGAGTTTAAAAATTCAATTCCAGTTTGCCTTGTAACTGTTAATCTTCTAGAAGTTGCCTCCTGCTGAGTTCTCTTTGGAAATACAACCTTGCCATCGGAATCTCTTAATGTTACTGGTATTTGCTCAGTTCTTGTCTGATTAGCAAATCCAGGGGATATAGAAGGGCTTGTTTGTCCTTGCCCTTTCATAAAATAAGTTTGATCTACATATAGTATATTTCCAGTTTTTGAAGACTTTGGTATGTTAACTTTTAAAACTCCTTCCTTATCTAAAATAAATCTTGTATTGTTTAGTGAAGAAAAATCATCTAAAATTGAATTATGAGTATTTAGCTGAAAGTGATATCCTATGCCTCTTTTGAATGATGATTTTATTTTATTGAAAATATTATTTTGAGTATTTTTTACTAAAAAGTAATCTCTATGATTTTTAAAATCTTTTATTTCTGTTTTATTATAATTTATATTTATGGAATCAAAGTCATCAACCGCTGCAGTACCAGCTATAACTTGGATTATTTGATCTGGTGTCATAAAAAATAAATTATCATCTTTTCTTGCATTTAAATATCTTGCTAATTCTATACTAGAGTAAGATTTATCTATAAGCTTGCTATTTATAAGCTCCAGCTCTTTATCAAAGCCTATAAATCTTGCTCCTTCGTTTATCTGATTTACTACAAGTTTTTGAACTGTTAATGCTGGATTTCTTGCTTCATTTTGACTATAAAAATCTCTAGCTGTTGGGCCATAAATCCCTAGTGTTTTGTCAAAATCAAAAATTACATCTTTATCAACAAAGTATTCATGATTTAATTCTTGATTTAAAACATTCTTTTTTATATTATTTATCTTTCCAGCTACCTTTCTTCCTGATGAGTTGACCTCTTGCTTGTAATCAGAGACTTCTGATATTTTTGTTTCTGAAAATCCAGTAGAGATATAAAATCCGGAATTATTAGAATCTATAATCTCAATGAGCTCTCCATCATTACCAATCTTAGTAAGCTTAACCTTTCCGTTTACAATAGATCTAATCATTACATCGCCAGGTTCTATTTCAAAGTTTCCATCATGGATATAACCTGGATCAGTATCTGGTAATGGATTTTCATAGCTATCATGCTGAAGTCTAGCTGGATTATTTATAACTCGCAATACCTGAGTATGGTTTGTACTACCCGGATAAACTCTTGTAAGTAATATTTTTGAACCTTCTAATGGTTTATAGAATAAGCCATGTGATCCACCAGTTAAAGAGCCTAGCTCAGTATCAATCATTTCACTTGGTGATGAAATATGTTTAAAAACAATTCTTCCATCTTTAGCTACATTCTTAACAATAGCTTCAGATGGAATGGTTGTAACCATTGTCTCTTCTATATCATATTTTATTTTATTTATTAAATTATTTATTGATGACATTATTCTATATCCGGAATGTATATTATACCAACTTCAATTACATCTAATAAGCCATTTGCACTTAACTGACCTCTAAAGTCATCTCTTATTGACAGCCATGTAGTTTGCCTTGGACCATCTTTTGGAAATAGATTATCATATTCATGTGAAAAATTTTCTATAGCTCCAAGTAGCTTTATATCAAGACATTGTATTTGATTATTCGAAGAATCTTCTCCCTTCTTTATAAAGCTTATTTGTCTAATTATTTTATCTGCATTAATTGGAATTACCGGTCTCATATTTGGCAAGGTCATCTTTTGAGCTTCGCCACTTAAACCATTTTCCCTATATTGAATTGGATTTTGAAATAGACTGGCTATCTTTTCAAGAGACTTGTTTGCCATACTTATTGCAGAATTATCTTCGGACGATCTAACAAAGGCTCTTAAAAGCAAGAAGTAATTGTTTGTCAAAACTCCTGTACTTAAATGAGACATCATAGATGTAAATCTTGAATTATTCTCCTGATAAGATAATAATTTAACCATTTCATTTTGGCCGCAAGAGCCATCGTAAATGCACTGCGGAATTTTAATACTTGACTCTGGATTTAATGGTCTATAATTATCATCTGATTGACTTGATCTATATATTAATGACGGAGTATCTAAAGACCCAAGAACACTTTGTCCTAGAATATCCATTGGATTAGGTATATATACGCCTGGAGGTCTGCCCATCTTTAAATCTAAACGAGTAGAGAACTGCTGACCATATGTAAATGAATGAGATACTCCTGCTACATAATATATAAGATTCTTGGAAGGTACATATACCGTATCTCCTGGTTGATAAAATTCATTTCCAACCACTGTTATTGAGGCTGAATTAACCTCTGCGCTTTGCAGTATAAGCTCAAGTATTGCATATGGCTTGCCCATTGTTTCTGAGTCTGTTATGAATGGTATATTCATAGGCTTTGCCTTATACCCGTATTGTCTCCACAAATCAAAGTCTGTTGCCCCTGCCCAAAGAAGAGTTCCATCTGTCTGACTTTGAATTTCAGAAGTCAATCCAAGTGGTGTATCACCAATTATATCAACTCTTGTGAAATCAGGTGGTTTCTCAGTAAATGTTGCATCTATAATATCTTCATCATGTATTATGTATCTTTTACCAGATCCATATCCAAGATCATTAACAAAGTCATCCTCTATTAAATTATCAAATGGGCTTGATTTATATGAATCTCCAGTTATTACATCCAAAACAGTTTGAATTGCATCTGATGTTCTTTCTAATGTTTGCTGAACTCTTCCTAGTATATTTGCAGTTGTAGATGTACCAACAAAAGTGGTCTGATCTTGCGCATTTATACCCTCCTCATCTATAACCCCTATAACTCCCTCTAACTCCTGCTGCCTTTCTTTGTTTGATTTTAGCAATCTTACAAATGAATCTCTTCCTGATATTGCCTTATTTAATTCTGACAATAGTGAGTCTACTTTTACAGAGATGTCTCCATAGCTATCATTTGCTTTTCCTTCTGATATTTTAAATACAAAATCATTATCATTAAATGAATCATTTGATGATAATCCTGATCCAGCATCTCTTCCTGATAACTTCTTAAATTGATTTCTTATATTATTTAGATTCTCTGAAGTTGCAAAGCTTGCTGCAACAGGAGATCCAGATCCAAGTGCTGCATTTTGTATATCTTCAGTTAGATTATTTTGAGCCAAATTTATAGACTCAATACTGCCAAGTATTGTATCCGTATCTGCATTTATTGACTTGAAATCTTCTAAATAAGTTGCACTTAGATAAAGATTTTTTTTAATACTATTTAATACTGATTTTTTTCCACTTGCAGTTTCAGAACCCTTATCTTCATAAGTTGATTTTCTTATCTTTGCCCCATCATTTTCCCCTCTCATTGATACACCAAAAAATTGCAAAGAATTTGTTAATGACATTTTTGAGTCTGAATCTTCATAAATCTTTGTTGTTACAGAGGAGAATTTTAATGATGGAATCAAAGATTCGTCTGGAAATCTTCCCAGTAATAAGGAAATTAAAACTATTCTAATGTTATAGTAATATATATTTTCATATATTGACTTTTCTCTAGTTTCAAAGTTTTTTATTATAAAATCAGGAATTATATTTTTTCCAGTTAACTTCTTATATCTAACTAGATTTCTCAAAAGAGAAAGCGGCGTCTTATTCCACTGCGGAGGCCTTAATTCAATATGTCCCTGTGAATTACAAAAAAATTCCATATGAATATACTGAGCAGCCTCTCTACATAGCTGGTCTAATGATTCATATTCGCCGTCGAATTTTTTAAACTGTGAACTATTTAATCCTAAAATAAATGGTCTTATATCAGATGTATCGTATTGATCAGAGATAATTAAAAGATTATTATCTCTATTTAACCTCACATCCTCTATTCTTCTTGTGGCTCCAACTTTTGATATAGCCCTTACAGTCTCCTCATGCTCTTCCTTTGTACTGCCTAGATAAAAAGGTATAGCATCTCCATTGCCAAACAAAGCAGACACCATAAGCCCTTGAGAAGTTAGCTGTGCTGAGTTTAGAGTATTTGCAGCCTCTGTTGCTTCACCAATCTTACTATCAATAGCTATATCTATTGATTTTATTTCAGATTGTATAGTTAATATGATTGGACTATTACTTGACTTTATAGTATTCTTTAATTTTATAATCTGATCATTTAATTTATTTTTTCTATCTAATAACTTTTTAACATCATTATTTAGTTCTTGTTTTTTGCCCTGCAGTCTTAAAATATTTAATGTATAAGAATTCTGAGTAAACAATCTATATGGCTTAAAGTTTCCATATATTTTATTTTGCTTCTTTATAGATTCTAAATATCCAGTAAGAGGATCTTGTGAATTTAAAGTTGTTGAAAATCTATCTGACTTAACTCCAGTTGATCCAGTTTTCTCTAAGAATGAAAGTATATTATATGGCTCTCCAGTAATTAAAACGGATATAATATTTGCAATATCAAGATTATTAACTGGATTTTTAACAGAAGATATAGAATAATACTGAGTAAACTGCTGCAACTCTTTTGTACTTCTAGATCCGGTTGTTTGAAAACCAGCGGTTGCAGTCATTATTCCAGTTTTCCATCTATAAACAAATCCATCTGCATGTTGCATAATTTTTGATCCATCTAAAGATCCAATACCTCTATACTGCCCTTGATATAGATTATCTATTGTTGAATTTTTTCCAGCCAATAACCCATTTGAATAAGATAAAAATCCTTCCGATAATAGCTGCTTATTTTCATCCAGCAATGTTATTTTTTCATAATCTAAGGAATACATATCATCTGTAACTAATTTGTATGGCGTCAATGGATCTTCCAATATATTTGTTACATCTGCTATTGCTGGCTGTTTAGGTACATTACTCCATGATAACCATCCCATATTGTCAGAACATGATACTGATATAGTTCTAAATCCCCCACCATAAGTCTCTGTTACCCCGGTTACATAACCAGCATAAACATGTATCATTCCAAGTGAATTATCCTGCTCCTGCCTTAGTCTCTTATAGTCATCATATGATAAAGACTTTGTTGTATATAATTCATATTCTGCTTTAAATACAGAATCACTTATTGAATATTCAGATTGATCTGTTGATAAGTTATTGCTACTTGATCCAAAGCTTTGCTTGAATCTATTTCCTCTTATATAAAAATGACAAACATCTGAAGCGTTTACTATTGGCTTTCCAAGATAAAAAGTCCTTAAACTTTTTCTTATATAGTTCGAGTCTACAGTGCTATCTATTAAATCATAGCCATTCAAGAGTGCCGATGCTCCCAAAAATGAAAGGCCATCAACTCCTGGTTTGGTAATACCGTTTGTAGAGCTTTTAAAACCATTCGTTACTAGATCTGCGAATATACCAAGGGTTCCCTTTAAGGCCTCTTCTATTGCGATTTCTATGTCATCTTCTGATATAAAAGATATACCGTATGGATACTCTAAACTAAAACTTGCGGATGCTGGAGATGGGTCTTTTGTGCATGATGTGCTAAAATTTGTAAAAGAACAGATTTCTATCACCCCTGTTCCTGGTCCAGTTAGATAGTTATCCAAACTATCAGCATCAACAATCCATGTTGTTAGGTTCGAATCATTTGAATAAGCAGCACGCTTGATTACCTCTATAATATCTATAAGCTGCATGTTTGCATATTCATTTTTAATGCCCTCTTTCCATTTTTCATTTGTAGATAAGGACTCTATATAATTATCTATGCTTATGACATCTTTTGTTATTTCAGAAGAAAATTGTGCTCTAAATTCTTCCCATTTTTTATCTAAAATATACTTAGCTTGAGTTGATGGTAATTGATTTAAATACTGCTGATTTGTTGTTGGAGTTATTACTTCCTTTTTTAATATTCCATTTTTTACTTTTATGTCTGATGCAATTACAGATATTGACTCATCAACACTTAAATCGGATGGCTTTAAAAGCCATTCTTTTAGCATTTCATTTGCATAATCTTCTGCAGTATTAAATTTTAATTTTTTCTGAAATAGCGTTTGAAAAGATTCTACATCTTTTGCTAAGAATGAACTTTGCCTTAACATTGAAGCCAGCAAGTTCATACTATAAGTTCCAGTCTTTGTATAATATGTTTCAAATTTTGTTAAACTTTCATAAGCTCTTATTTGCTGAACTTTATAGGCAAATAAAGCCTTTGAAGCCCTCATAAGCATTCTTTCTGTTTTGTCAAAAAATCTAATATCATTGTTAGATACAAGTGATGAGAATGCTTTTTTCTTTACAAGAATTGTAGCCTCTGGTGATAAAGAAGTAACCTTTCTTGTATTTGGAGAAGTTGTGTTTAAAAGACCTTCATCCAAATATGTTTGAAACCCTGTTTCAATATATTTCTCCTCTGGCATTACAAATTTTGTACCACCAGATATATCTTTCCTTGTTTTTTGTAATGTTTTTGATATCTTTAAAAGTAATTGATTATTCATTTAAAAATTATACTTATCCTGTTATTAATTTTCTTCTAAAGGATGTTTTATTTGCTCCATCGTTTCCAGAGCTAGAGAAGGCAGACTTCTGGTCAGACTCTCCAATAAACTTATTACTATTCTCATCTTTGTAAATATTGTTATAATCCTTCTGCACAAAGGCCTCATTACTCTCAACTGGTGTCAATGGTATTGATAATCTATTTACCGATGGGTATGTTCCTTTTGAAACTCCAGAGCTATCTGCGGGAACTGTATTTCCAGAATAATCCAATGGATCTCTATGCCATGGCATAAAATTCTTTCTTTCCCCATAAGTTCTTGTGCATTTAAAAGAAAGGTTGTAATCAAAAATACCTGGCTTTTCAGATATTTCATTATATGAAAAAGCTGAAAAATATCCTCTATAAAAAACACCGTCATGATACATCTGTATATTTGTTGCAAATGCTGCAAGAGTTGGCACTGCTGGAGTCATAGAAGGTGTGTAATCAGCATTTCCCGAGTCAAATATGTTTGATATTGACTCAACAGTTGACTTCAAGCCTCCTACTAGATTTGTTATAGCCCCATCTGTAAGTATAGCATCAGCAATTTCAAGTGCAGCTACTCCTAGCCCTTTATTATTTAAATTTTTATAAGAGTTAATTGATTGATCTATAGCTTCTTGTGCCAGTCTTCTATCCCTTTCTTCTATTACCTTTGCAATCTGTAGCTGCTCATGTCTATAGATATCTTTTAATATATTTATTCCCTCTATACCTGCTGATCCAGTTGTTCCCCTTAACTCAACGTTAGTTAGTTGCTCTCCCCAGTATTGAATCATAAATCCGCCTTTTGTTTGAGACTCTTTTATTATCTTTGTATTAGATATATTAAATGAATCCGGATTTACATACATTCTTTTTTTATCCCAATATATACCATTTGTTGTATCTTTTGAATTTGCCAAAGGCTTTTCAGATACCCCTCCAGATATGCTTGGGATAGAACTTGTAGCTACCAAGTCCTTTGTTAAAGATTCCATTGATAATGGAAGGTAAAATATAATTGTTTTTCTTTTTAGTGACATATATTAGTTTATAATATTAGCATTATTATTATTTTGGTCCAGAAATAGGTCTGGTACTCGAAGATCCAACAGATAGAAGCTCCTTTGCTTCCTGACTTAGATCAACAATTAGTTTTCCTCCTGGAAATTTACTTTCTAACATTTGTGAAAATTTATCTAAAAAGCCGTCAAATGAGGTTGATATTTCATTAACTTCATCTTTTACCGCTTCTTTAGCGGCATTAGCATCATTAAAAAACTCCTTAAAGGCCTCAAAAAATTGTGACTTATCAAGATCACCGTTTCTGATCTTTTCAGTCAGAGGTTTGTATGCCTCATCATTGAGTGCTAAATAACCTTTTGCTAATAATTCAAAGGTATCTTCCTTTATAGAGATCAGATTCGTTACTTCTTTTGCAAGATTTGTGGCAGATTCTGCAACCTCTCTTGTTCTATTCATCTGTTCTGCTACTTGATTTTGCAACCCAACTCCAAACTTCTCGCCCTCACCCATTGTGTAATCTCTTTGAGATATTATATCCTGCAATGACTTTGAAAGCTGTTGAGCACCCTCTTGGTCTCCAGACTTTTCCATTCTTGCAATCTTTGGAAGCATTTCCATTATTCTATCCAAAGAAGCAACATCACTTGTTCCGGTAAACTTAGAGATCATTTGCTCTTGGAGATAAAATGTTTGCTGAAGTGATTGATCTTTTGCTGCTTCTTTTAATGTAATTAAGCCAGATCCAGTAAATGATTCTATGGATTCTTTTAGACTTTTTGCCATATCAACTGCAATATCTGCTTGCTTGCCGGTATCGTCACCAGCTTCAAGCATCTTAGCTCTAGTTTCTATTGACGAGCTTAGTATCGTACCACCTGGCTGTCCACCCATTCCACCTTTTTGATTTAAGATATATGACATTGCATAGTCAGTAGACATTCTTGCTAAACTTTGAGTAAATGATTGAGCTGCATCAGATGCACCCTCAATACCAAGGCCTACTTCCTTAAAGGACTCTGCAAAACCTTTCAATATAGGCTTTCCAAAGTCAATGGTTGTTCCCATCTTTTGAAAGCCAGAAATTGACTGTAATAATGCGTTTGAAACGCTATCAGTATTTAATCCAGTTTCTTTTGAAATTTCTGAATATCCGGCAAGAGCCTCAAGCGCTGCTTTTGAGGACATTCCTTGCTTAGATATCATGTCATTTAAGTTTCTTATTGCCGCTGTGGCATCCAAACCAGAAGCTTGTGCAGCCGCCATTGCAGCTGAGTAAAACTTCATGCTCGTTCCGCCAACTTCAATATTTGAAAAAGAAGTTTCCAAACCTATATTAGTCCTTAATAGCGAAGCATTAAATGCAGATACTTCTTCTGCAGTCATATTAAATGCTTTTCCAAATTCACTTATTCTCTCTGAAGAAAGTGAGGATGAAAGCTCTTTAGCTCTATCAAGACCCATACCAAATGATTTTGTATAAGCCAGGTATTCTTTGTCTAATTTCCTAAACCCTTCTGATTGACTATCAAGTATTCCTAGCGCTGCTGCGCCAGACTTAACAACATCTTCACCAATAAGTTTTGAGAAATCTTCTAAAAGCCTTGTTGTCGAGCCAAGCGCTGCAGCGATTCCATCTTCACCAACCTTACCAGCTAAACTTCCAAAAATCTTCAATGGACCGGTTGCAATGTTTGTAAGGCCTGTTACAGTTTCGCTAAAAGACTTCATGGCTGTAGTGCTACTTCCAAGAGATCTATATAAAGCATTATTTACATTAGAAAAACTATCAATATACTTTGTAAGCTCATTGATATTCTCTCCAGTCTGTTTAGCTGTGTCTCCAAGTTGGCTTATTCCGCTGTCTACTGACATGTACCTCTCCAGTAAATATTAAAAATTATCTCTATTAATCTTCATTATATTGCCAAGATTTTTTGGCAATTTTGTTTCTCTAATAGACTTTCTTTTATTAATAAGATTATTTTTTTGTTCTTCTTTTGGAGCTCTGTTTGCTAGGTCTTTTAAGAATTCCTTATTATCAAGCATAGACTTAAATTCATTATCAGATGCAAAGTTTTTACTCTCAGCTTCCTTTCTTGCTTCTTTTATTTTTGAGACTGCGCTTGGGTTTATAAATGATGCCAAATATTCTGCAACTGCAAACATGGATTCTGCTTTTTCTTTTTTATCATTATTAATCATAATAGAATACCATATAAGTTGATTTTTGTTAATATTCTTCAGCTTATCGTCATCTATTGGACAGTTCCACATCTTTGAGAGGGTCCAGATAATATCTGATTCCGGACCCTCTGTTATTTTTTTATTTCTTCTATTTCAACTTCTCTTCCAGACTCTTCATCAATTTTATTACAAATCTCATATAGCTTCTCAACAAGAGAAAGCTGAAAATTTGATACAACATTTAGCTTTCTATCCATTATATTTACAATGGAATCATCTTCACACAAGTTTTCTACTGGAACCTCATTTATTGTATTTATGTGGGTTACAATTGATAGTATTTTTGCATCAACAAATTTAGATGCATTATCTGATAATAATATTTTCTCTATAATATATTTATTGTCTTGAATAGTTAAACTTCTTAACCCTATTTCATAGCCTGAAATATTAATCTTCTTTTCAATTCTGCCTAAAAAAATTAGATCTTTTAGAGACTTAAATTCTTGTTTTTTTATCACTGCCTCTTTTGGCTGAGGTTTTACCATTGTTGCTTCTACTTTTGACATATCAATACCCTTTGCTAGATTATACCAAATAAAAACCCCTCATTTAGAGGGGTTTTTTGTAAATATTTTATTTACTTAGAATGCTGCTTTTATTAGGCCTGGGAAGTCCAAGCTTCCTCTGTAGGTTCCATAATCAGCAGCCTGCTCAACTGCATCAATCTGTCTACCTTCAGATCCTAAGTCTCTTCCGCCTCCAACTCCTTGACTTGAAGCAACTGGTGCTCCATTTCTTTCAGTGCTTATAGACTCTACTTCTATATTACAATTTTCTGTTATCAAATAGTTATCTGCAGAATATGATTTTCCGAGTGATTTAAACCAGCAGTTATGATAGGTTGTTACTATTGCTCCACCCTCATCTTCTGTTCCAGTAAATCTATCAATTACAACTATATCAAAAGGAATTCTTTGAGCATGGATATTTCTGAATCCTCTTGCCATAGACTCTGGAAGTGACAGACCATCGAAGTAGATTCGATTTACTGTGAGGTCTACTGTTGCAACACCGGTAGGTACAATTTCTATTGTCCCATCTGTTCCTACTTCCTTTATTCTCTGTGTAGGTCTTCCCTGACTTTCCTGAAAGTTTTGAATTGCGCCTACTGGCTGATTATTTACATAAACAACAACCTGAGTACTTAAACCAGTTCTTGTTTTTGCACCAGTGACTGCTTCTGAGTCAAACAAAGTTCCTGTATATGGATAAGATGCCATTTTTTACTCCTTATGCTATTCCGATTTCAATGTCAATAAATACGAAGTTGATTGGGTATGCTGGTACGAACTGTAAGAATACATTTAGCTGTCTTGGATCGACCTTATCTCTTGCAACTCTGATATTAGAAAATGATGTTATTAGACCCTGTGATGAAAGACCTGTCATAATTGTCTTTACTTTTGCTGACATTAGACTTAGAGTATCTGGACCCTGAACTCCACCAATAAATGATTTTAGTGAATTTCTTAGTACCTGCTTTACTCTATCTCTAATAAAGACTATTGAGATCTCCTCTTCCTCTACAATACCTGACTGACTTGTGGTTCTTCCTGCTAGAATTCTTCCGCCACCTGGAATTGGCTGAACGACTGTTGCTCCTTCTCCACCTAGCTTGTCTAGTATTACTGGCCTATATACTTTATCTCTTGTTAGAGAGAATCCGGTTAGGCTCTTGTTTGTTATTGGAATTGAAACATTCTGGTTTGCTGATAGTAATCCGGCTACTGCTGTTGCCATATAGAATCCGTGCAACTGTACATTTGTACCTGATACATTTCTTACGATTGAATCTGGATATAGATATACTGCTCTGCTGCTATCATATGAGTTACTTAGTTTGTAATCTGCCAAGTCCTCTACATCTCCAGAAAGAAGCTCTAGAGGATCATCTCCCTGAATTCCTTCTATAATTCCAATATCTTCTACTGCAACATCTTTTAGACCTAAGATTGCATCAGTTGACAGGCCTGATTGAGCGCCTATAATTGCAACTCTTTCTTTTCTGTTTGCAATAGATGACATTGTCTCGCAGTGTGTTACTGCTGACTGGAATATAGCAGAAATTGTGCTTGAAGGAAGTGGAACTATAATTTGAGCATCTACAGCCTCTAGCTTCTCAAATGCTGTAAACCAATTTGTATCATAGAAGTTTGAATCATTCTCATCAATATAGGTGATCCTAATTCCGTCTCCCTTCTTTAAGGTTCCGCTCTTTACTAGATCTTTGTGAAGTAGTAATGATGCACTAACATTTGATGTATTCTCTCCTTTTATAAAGAATTGAATATTTACAAACTTATCAGAAACAGTTAGTGTATTTGATTCTGCACCAATTACAACTGCTTTTGTATCAGATGTTATACTATCTATTACAACCTCTGCTGTTTCGGTTACTCCTAAGCCTACACCGTATAGCTGCTCTGAAATATCAGCTACGCTAGTGTAAACAGTTCCAGTTAATGCATCTTCCATAGATTCGATTACTATTGTTGATCCAACATGATCTCTATCAAGATTGATAAACAAGCTTGAGAATGTTGTTCCGGCTATTCCAGTTGTGAGAACTCCGTCCTCTCCAGTAAATAAAGTATTTGTATCACTATTTACTATTGTGTATGAGTATGGATTCTCATCACCTGAAATAAACGCTAGCTGCTGAGCATCAGTCTCTAGTTGACTATTATAGAAATCGACCTTATTTGGGAATATTTGAGTCTCTACTCCGCTTCTCTTTATAAATATATTTACTCTTGTATCCTGTGCTGGTCTTCCTTTTAGAAGACCAGTTGTAGGAGTTGGAATAATAAATCTTAAGTCTTCCAATCCACATAGCGAATCATCTGCTACACCACCTGATGATAGACAGCCTGTAAAGCCTCCAACGCCGGCTGCGCTTATCTGTGATAATAGAGTTGCAGAAGTTCTTCTTGGAATTGAAGGCTTGCACTGAACAGCTAGAATTGCTGGTGCACCATTTTCAAATGCAATCTGTGCTCCCAATGATAAAGTGTTTTCTACTGATGGAAAACCATGCTTTGCAAATAATGATTCTGCATCTGTAAATAACTCTGGATCATTCAAATCTGCTTCATATATATAGTTTGCAACTAGTCTATCGCCTGGGCCCATTGCTCTAGATGAAACATCAATAAATAGTCTATCACCAACTTCGAAAGAAATAGCACCCTCTTGTATTCCTGCCTGAATTATACCGTTTGTCTCTACCATGTAGAAAGTTAAGTCTTCGTAAGCCAAACCTACAGCAGTGTCGGTAGCTTCCTGCGAAGGATAAACTACTCCAGGCTCTCCATACTTTTCTACTCTCACTGTTGTATTGGAAGTTACCTTTGTAATTAAAAATTTACCACCTGCAAAATTTCCCGCTGGACATACAACTAAGATCTTTCCTAGGTCTAGACCTGTAAAGCTTCCGCCCATTGTTTGATCTACAAATGCGTTTACAGCTCTAATCTTCCAGTCTACTGTATCGCCAACGCTGCCTAGAGAGTCTGTTGATACAACTATCGTGGTTTCTGATGATCCAGAGTCATATGATATTGATGAAATTTGTCCATATGTACCATCATCTAGAACTAGATAATCGCCTACAAGGGCCTGACCATCTGATACTAAATCGGCTGGAATTGTTACTGTATTTGTAGTTGTTGGTGTTGCTCCACCATCTGCTATTGGAGATGCTAGTCCATATCCATCTGAAGATGCTACAACATAGCCGTCTACTGATGGATCTGCATTTCCAGATACTGCTCCACTTGATGATGTAAAGTAAGTGCTATGGAAAAATATTGGACTTCCTGCATCGTCATATACCTGTCCTGATGAAGAACCGGTTACTGAAAAAGTAGCTCTTCCTGGAATTGGTGATCCAGATGAGTCTCTTACAACTGAGACACACTTTAGAGTCCACCTTTCTGTTGGTGCTGATGAATCAACTATATCTACAGTCTGACATGCATCTGACTGTGAATCTGGAATTATTCCGTTTCCAACATTTGTTCCGCTTGCTGAATATACTTTTCCATTTTGATCTTTTATTGTTGCCTTCTGAAGTTCAATACAGCCTGTTTCTATGTCCAGTCTGTAATCATATTCAGATGATAAAACTGATTCATCAACAACTTCTTCCTTTCCAAATAGCTTTGTACCATTTAGATACAGCTCTGTTCTACCAGAGACTACTGGAAATCTTGATAACTTAAAGTATCTACTTTCTCCGCTTCCACTTGGAGAGCATGATGCAACTCCGTCTTCTCCGCCACCTACAGCGGATTCTACTATAACCTCTTCTCTCATTCCTTCGCCCATGATAGCAGCAACTCTTAGGCCGCCAGGAATACTAGCTGCCTTAGAAATTACTCTATCCCTTGCGAATGCGCCAGGTTGAATGTATCCTGAAATACCTGGAATATTAGCCATCAAATCCTCCGATATGCTTTACAATAATTTTATTATTATTAGTAGTTGTAATTAAAAACATAGTTATGTTATCTGTGTAATTTCTAATATATCTTTATACTTACTAGTAAGTTCAGGTGATAAAGCAGTCGTTCCAGGCACTCTGTGAAAAGTTGGTTCAATTTTCAAAACTATTTTTTCAACTAAATTATCTATAGGTATTTCAGCTCTCCACTCAGAGAGTGTATTCAGTGTTATACTAGTATTATATACATAATCATTAGCATATGCCTCTGCATTTTCAGATCCAATATTTAATCTGGTTATAACAAGTCCTGAAGATCTGAGTTCATTAAACAAAGTAAATTGTAAAATAAGAGAAGTTATATCAACAAGTTCATTTAATTCTGATAAACTTTCTGAATATATCTGTATGTCAAATCCCAACTCCCACCTTCCAGAGTAAACTCTGTGGGTTGGAGTAGAAACATTTCTTCTTCCACCAAACTCATTTGTTATCACATCATGCCTGTATTTAAGGGTCATGTCTTGGTTAAATGAGTTTGGCTTGTAAGATCCGCCTGATGCTTTTATTATTATAGCGGGATAAAATTTTGTTTCATATCTATAGGAATCTGATATTAAAATTTTTGTTGTTAATGGAGAATCAATTGTCAGGCCTGTCAAGTCTGGAGTCAATGGATAACCATATTGATCATCTCTATATGTATAGATAGAATCTGATCTGAAAACTTTTCTAAGTCCATCTATAAGTAAAAACTTTGGATGGACTATTGCAGTTTGCTGAATTATATGATTATCATTAAAATAACTTGAGTAAACGATGTGGTCAGCATTCGTTCCAAGTCCTGGCAAATTAATCTCATCTATCATCAGCTTTACCTCTCATATGCAAAGGAATATACATCTCCTTTTCTATATCAGAAAGATTAGATATACATTTTTTTATGTAAAAAATAAACTTATCTAATTCTTCTTTATCTTCAAGCTTATCTTTATCTATTAAGAATTCATATTTAAAATTTATTTCTGCAACAACTTTTTCTGGATCTCTATTAGAAAGTATATTTCCAGAGGTTATATTTACAATTTTTTCATCACTAATTAGTGATGTCTTTTTTGACAATTTAGTTTTTATATAGCTATTAATTGTATTAACTGTTGAAGATAATATATCATTTATTGTTTCATTAGTTTTTATTGAAATTGAAAACATTACCTTACCTCAAATTCTTTTACATTTTCTGGAATTTTTATAGTTCTATTTATTGGTTTAAATTTAGAATGAATATATTGCATTGAATAGCTTCCAGAGGGAAGTCTAAAGTCCCAATATCCATCGCCATTAGATTTTGCAGATTTAATCAACTTATTTTCATTATCATATATATTTATAACAACATCCTGAACTGGCTCCTTCATTCTGTTTACTATATATCCAAAAACTTTTACAGATCCAAGTACCAACTTTTCTGGTGTTCCAACCTTAATATCTTGCACCAAGTCCTCCTGCACAACAGGGTTTGCAGGCATTGCAGTTGGCTTATGCTCAACAAGCTGATTTCCAACCTTGTTTATCTTGGTAACTTTATTGTTAAGTATTTTAATATTGTCGTCTATTGCTTGCAATCTTTTTTCAAAAGATTCAAATTTTTCATAAAGATTATAAATTATGTCTATAGCTGAATATTCTTTTTCCATTTTCTACCGCCAACCCTAGTTTAATCAGCTGTAGCATTGTTAGCAACAATAATTTCAGATTCCAAGAATGGGATCGAAACAGAGGGATTTGTTAGCGTATAGTTATCAGAGATTCCAAAAATTTCATAATCTCCTGATGCTACATTTTCTATATTTGGTGAGCATTTTTTAAAAATATTTGAAGTTATAATTACGTCCCTTATAGCATAAATGCCTGCATAGGTAAATAAGCAACCAAGAGCTGCCCATTCGGTTCCAGAATAGCTAAAGAAACAATTACTTACAAACAAAGCTCCGTATGTTGGAGGGTATGGCTGTCCATGTGCATTAGCAAATACAATTGAAAGATCTTGCCTTTCGCCATTTAATGTTGCAGGATCATTATTGTCGCTTCCCATCATTGATGAGTTTCCTATAAAGTTTATATTATTAAACTTATAAGAAGCAAATTCGCTATAATTTTTATATTGCAAAATTAAAAAGAAAAAGTTAAAATAACTATTAGTTAAAGAAGAAATGTCACTAGGTGTTAAACATGTCAGATTGGATATAGTTATTCCATAAACAATATCTTCTGATTGATAATAGTCTGCTGTAGGAGAGCCAATTATAAATGCTGCATGCTGGTAATCATCTTCTGAGAAAACAGATAAAAATGTATTTGAAACATCTAACATATCAGAAGATTTAGTTATTATTGTTTCTGGACCGCTTCCAGATATAGATATATCAAAGTCCAGCCATATTGGTTCATCTACTATATATGTTCCATTTTTTATTAAAATAGAAGGTCTTGCACTTACTTCATAGAGTTTTTTATAAACCCTTGCATAATCTACTGCTTTTTTTATAGATGTAAAATGCCCTGCTGACTCTTCCTCTGCAACAATTATTTCATTTATTTTTTTATCTATAGCTGCAATGCTCTTTCGCAGATCTACAAGTGTAAAACTTGATAATACATATTCAGCATATAGAACATAAGCAACTCTTAGTCCAAAAAATGGCGATACATAATTAGAACTTGATGGCTCTTGTATTTCCTGCGAAACTCTTAGACATCCATTCTTGTCAACTACAATATAAAAATTTAGACCATCATGTGTAAATGGCAATTCCTCTATTCCATCAAACTTGTATCTTATTCCTGATATATAAACAAACCCTGCTGATATACTTATTGTGCATTCTGTTGGAGTAACGTCTGCTAGAGTTACCTCCATTCCACTTACAACTCCATCCCCTCTTAATTCTGATCTTGGACCTTCTATATACTTCTCTATTAATGAAGGAGAAATTATTATCTCGTTTGTTGTTCCAGTGGCTCTTTTATCTAATACAGATGGTATTCCAATATTTGAGTCTCCTAAAATAAATCCTAGAGAAGTCGAATAAAGCACCCTTGATAGTTGAAAGTTTCCATATGCCACCTCTGAAACTCCAGTTACAGTAACTGAGGTATTAACTGTGGGGAAGCCTCCAGTTACATTTATCTTATAGAAGGAAGCTCCATCCGGAGATCTTACAGCATATTCTCCAGAGTTATATATCTTGTCACCAGATGATGTTTCAAGTCCATTGTCTACAGTTGCAATGCCTGCAGTTGATATTGTAATAACATCCGATAGGCCTATTGAATAATTTCTCGAAATATCTGTTATTGCACCATAAAATGCTGAATCCTGAAGTGACCCCTCTATAGTTGCCCTTATGCTATAACCTAGTTTTGACTGCTCTGTCATAAATATATCTAATAATATAGATCCATCTGGGCCCACTATCTCTGAGAATTCCAATGCCTCCAGTGAAACTGTTCCGCTATATATAAATAACTTTTCACCAGCTGCAATATTTGCAGTAAATAAATAATCTTGATCATCTAGCACTATATAGCCGCTATAAACACCTATTACTCTATATGTTCCAACGTTATCTATATGGCATAAGTTTCCAATTTTAATTCCAAGTTGTAGTGGATTTGCTGTATTAAATAAAACATTATTTGTTCCAACTACAAGCTCAACATCTGAAGAAGTATAAGAGGAAATAAATCCTGGATCAGAAATTGTTATTCCATTTATTAAAATGGAATTTCCATAGCTTCCGTATATTTCCTTATCTATAAAATTTGAAAAACCTAATACAGCGGATGCATCATTTGTGTTGCTTTCTTTTACCTTAATATACCTATTTAAACTTGAGTCAGTCCATGTTGGGATCAAATGAGATATTGCAATCTCATAACAGCTGGAAACTCTTTGTTTATAAGCAAATGCTGGAACTCTGTTATCAGAAAAATATGTATTTAATGACCATACTATAGTATCAATAGTTTGATATGGGTTTAGAACATCATACATATCAATTGAATAAGTGGCCCCATCTATTTCCAAATTTAAAAATTTTACAGCAGAGTTTATTTTCTCTGGGCAGATTCCACTAGATATAATTGTAGCAGAATTTGGATGAGCCACAATTACGTCGGGAGTATTTGTCCTGTTATATCTTGGTCTTACAGTTGTGTTGTAAGCATTTATGTTTGTATATTGATATGGATTTTTAACTATTTCTACAGAAGATGTTTCGATTGAATCATTTTTTGTTCCACCCAAAATAGTTATTGATTGAAGATTTCCGCTACCATCTAGTGAGTAATCTAAAATTAGATATTCTTTATCATCATTTATGTCAAAAGAATTTGACAATACTGCTATGTCAAATTTTTCTATATCATATAATAAAGCTTGTGGAGTTGAAAAAGTTAAAACTTGTAATGATGTATTATTTGCAGAGTAAGTGACTACTGAGCTATTTAATATTAACTTTCCATTTAAATTATTTAAAATATCTATTGCCTTAAAGTGCCTTGGAATTCCATTTGAATTTGTTGCAAAAAGATTTGTCTTAAGAAGAATAGATTCTTTGCTTGCTAAATCATCAATTGCTCCCTGAACATCTACAGACGTAATTGCTGATGATGTCTTTGAGTTATCATAATATATTTGTGAAGCATTATGAGATCTATTATCCTGAGATGTATTTCCTAGGAAATTAACATGTGAATTAAAAAAGTCATTTATAAACTCTTCCAAAGAGCCGCCTATAAATGACTGTAGTGCAACCTCACTTTCAGCTGCAGTATTTGCCAAAACATATATATTTCTTGAATTATGCCTAGAGGAAGAGTTTGCATTTAAATGTGATGATAACTTTGCGGAAACTTCTGTTAATGTAGCAATAAAGCTGTCAAGCTCTTTTTTTACCAATGAATATTCTGTTTGAAGAACTTTTGTAGGAAAGTCTAACTTAAGTTTTGCCTCATCAATTGCTGCAACTTTGGATATATTATCATTTGTTATTGGTCCATAAATAACTCCCGCCTCATCTAATGCATCTTTTTTCAAAGATCCATAGGAGTCCATTATCCCAGATATTCTTTCTGATACAGTTGAGCTACCCTGTGGGTTTATTCCAAGGGTTTTTTCAATCTGAATAATTGCATCCCTTAAGGAATTTATTACTTCTGCATTTATTTCAGTTACATTGTTTCTAACTATTGGCAACTCTTTTGATGAGTCTATCTTACCTGGAAATAATGATTTTGACATTTGTTATTCCTTTTTTAATATCTCTACACCCTTCCATAGTTTTGCATCAGGGTCTATTCTTGTGCACATTAATAATATATTATATTTACCTTTATTATTAACAGTTATTATTAATTCATTTTTATCTTTATCTATAGTTCCATAACCAACGCCAAAGCTTGCAGCTGGTGAAACCCAAATCATTTCATTTCCATTTAAATAAGGATGATAATCTTCAAGTTTTATAAAATTATCTCCTTGCTCTAAATCAAGCGACCATCTATACATGTTGTCACCGGCAGTATTTGTTTCAACTACCGAGTGAACTAAATACATATCTTCTTTTTTAGGATCAGGATGATTTATCTTAAAAGACTTTGATCCAGATACTGATAATGCGCCAGTTACAGTCAAATCTCCAACTACAAAAGCATCTTGCTGAAATGATGCATTTTGTGTTACAGCAAGAAGCGTATCTATATAGCATAGAGCTCCAGATACTGATAAGTTTCCAGTAACAGTTAAAACGCCTGCTATATCAACTGCAGAATTAAATATTGCATCAGCATCAAATGTTGCTTCTGCATTAAATATTGTTTCGCCGTTAAATGTTGATATACCATCAGCCGTTATTGCGCTTGAAAAGGTGGCAGCTCCGTTAAATGTTGCAGGAGCTGTTACTACGAAACCAGAGCTACTTGCCTGAATAGAATCTGTTACTGATAAAGTTCCATCTAAAGATATTGAGCTATCTCCTAATAGTAAATTTCCATTCCATAACAATGCACTTGAGTTGTTTAATATTTCTGTTCCATCTGCAGAATAAAAAATACAGTTTCCTATTCCTAAGATTTTTCCACTATTATTAAATATAACAGGTCCATCATTTAAAAGTGATCCCGACTCAGTCTTAATCAATATTGATGGATACAAAGGATTGCTATACTGTCCTCTGGAGAAAAATTGATTTCCAGAGACTGTAATATTCTTGTATGAAACTCCGGAGGTTGATAGGTCAATAAAACAATTATCAAACGTGCAATCTTTTATTGAAAATCCTCCGACATATCCAGATGCTACATCATATAATCCTAGCAAAAATGCATTTGCATTTGTAAAGTAATACGACGTTAAAAACGTGGCTACATATTCTATATTTGACCAGTCAAAGTATATATTTTCTATTTTTAGATATTGATAATTCTCAGTTGAATCTCCAGCAACTGAAAGTTTTGGATCTAAATACAATATAGTTGAATTTTTTATTTTAAAATCTTTTAATACAACAGAATCAAGATTTAATTTATCTGTTGAAAATGGAGAATGATAAGTGGAAGCACCGCTACCTATAATTACAATATAACCTTTATTTATTGCATCTGTAGATCTATCATCGCCACTTTCTGGATAATCATTATAAATAGTCATTATATCTACAATAGAAGAATCACCTTCTCCTATTATTTTTACAGGAAAATCTATCAAAATGCCATAATTATCTGCTGAGTCTATCAAGGTTTGGTTTGTTGAGAGTCCATAGTCTACTCCTGTGTCAACTACCAGCTTATGCAATCCTGCCTTTAATAGTACCTCTGGTGTGCCAGCATCTGGAAATATCTGAGAAAATCTTTTTGCATACTTTAGTGCTTTATTTATATTTGTAAAATGACCAAGACCATATTGAGGACTTACTGTAACAGAATTTACCAGTTTTAGATCTAGCTCACTTATAAATAATCTTTGATCAATTATAGATATATTAGATCCGTTATATTCTGCGGTTCCAATTATAGCATATTCTTCCTGGTTTATATAAAATACACAGTCTGCTGAGTTTGCAGCATCTGCTATAATCAGACCATCGCTATTTACAGCCAAAATAATTTTATCAAAGTCTGCATGAGCTATATTTGTAGACCAATTAGTTATTGAATCTATTTTAAATCTTCTTCCGTTTACATACGCAACACCTGATGATATAGAAACTATATAACTACCAGTTACAATGTCTGCGTCTACTGAAAGTAATTCAAGACCCCTAGTCATACCGTTTGATCTTGTATCTTTAAAAATACTTTCTTGTAATTCTTTTCTTACCTTTTGAGATATTTGATCTGTAGATATCGATCCAACATCTAGTGCACTCTTTATATATGGAGTTCTTTCTGGACCGCCCTCCATCCTTCCATTTGTTGAATAAAATGATGCGGTTGCCAATGACAATATATTTTCATAACTTTTCTTTTCATAAATAGTTGTAAGTATAGAAAGACTTGTTACACCAAGAGATGTCATATATCCAATTATTTGACTTCCATTGTAAATATATAGCTTTAGCAATGAATCATATTCGTTATTTGATAAAGATAATGGATAATTTTTATAATTTGTAATTTTTATTTTATTAGAAGATTCTATGTAGCAATATAAATCAGAATTTATTATTTCAAAATTTATAGTCTTCTCTACAACCTCTGCTTCTTGCTCACATTCTATTATTGAAAATAATGATGTTCCAAACCAAATAGGAGATTGATATTCTGCTATTGTTCTGTAGTGTAATTTATTATTTTCATTTAAAATTAACTCAAATAATAATCCTGCTGGAGATCCAGATGTCTTTATAAAGTTATAATTATCAAATGACTGCACATCATTATATACAATAAACTTTGACGTTGCAGATGATATTCCGGCCCATGTGCCGCCTGATAATTGAGCTGAATTCACATATAGCCTTGTGCTAGTTATATTTACTATAATATAGCTTCCATCATCGCTATCTGTTCCAACTATATTTAGTATGTCATTTATTTTTAAATTATAATTTAAAAAGTTTGCGCCAGAAATTGATGCACTAGCATCAAGCTGCAATCCAGTTAAATTCATTAACTCAAGAGATCCCTCATAAGGGACACCATTTATAACATGAAGATTTCCTGTTGTTGGATAAATTTCAATATCTTCATATTTTGAAAATCCAATTAAATCTATTGCATCATCTATTCTATATAACTTTAAATATGAATCTTTTTCTTTTATATTTAAAACTATTGCAATTTCTAATTGATCTGTTTCTACTCCAGGAACTTTGTATGCCAAAGCTGGGGCTCCAGATTCAGTTAGAGATTCATTCATTGTTGATATTACAGAGTCAATAGTTTGATAGTCTTTTAAATTATTATAACAATTTATTTGATAAAGCTTACCAGATACTTCTAAACCAATATATCTATTTGCTGAGGTTATAGCATTAGTTTTAAACCCAATAGAAACGGCTCCTGGTGAATTTGGATCTGCTATCTTTAGAATATTTGCTGATAATAAAGACGGTGATTCTACTATTGTGGTGGCCAAGCCCCACGCTGATGTAGGTGCATTTTCACTTTTAAATATGGAAATTACACTTGATCCAGTTGAATCTTCGTCAATACTTCCATATATATAAATTGACTGAACCAAGTTACTTGAGTCAAATTCTATATCAGATATTATATAATAAAATGTTCCACTTGACAAGTTTAATGAAATATAATTATATTCTTTTATATCAAAAACTTCTTGTGGAGAGGTTAGTGTAATTTTTGTTTTTCTATTTGTATCACTAATATTAGATTTAAAAAATACAACTGATATATCAGATGCTATACTCGTAGAGGTTTTAGCTAATGATATAAGTCCAGATCTTAAATACCCATTTGAATGGAATATATTTTGATGCTTAATCTGTGAATTTCTTGAAATTGGAACTAACTCTTCTACAACTGTTTGTAAATCTGATCCTAGAATATCATCAGCAACAGATGTATTATCAAAAAATATTTGTTTTGACAAATGCGAATTATTTTCGCTTGAGATATTTGCACCAGAATAATTTATGTGCTTTGAAAAAATAGCCTCAATTGCATCTTGCGCATTTGTTACTGCTAACTCTGCAATTGCTAAATCAGATGGAGTTACTAAAATCTCAGATATTTTTATTGATTTTCCAGAATGTCTATTTACAGCGTCAACATATACGTGTGATCCAAGTTTAGAAATAACCTCTTCTAAATCCGTTATTACCTCGTTTAGCTTTGAATTCAATAATGAATATTCGGTTTGAAGAATCTTGGTTGGAAAATCTAGTTTTAATTTTGCTTCATCAATTGCTGCAACTTTGGAAATGTTATCATTTGTTATTGGACCATAAATAACACCAGCAGAATCTAATGCTTCTTTTTTTATAGATCCAGATGAGTCTAATGATTTAGAAAGCCTATCTGCAACAGTACCAATTGCAGCACCCTGTGGCATAATACCAAGTGTATGCTGAATTTGCAGCAAAGCAGATCTTAATGAATTAATGTAATCAACACTTAATTCATTTATATTTCCTCTTATTACAGGTATTTCAATAGATGTATCATATTTTTCTGGATATTTAGATTTTCCCATTATTTCCTCTATTTATTTTTCAATAGAATCGTCCAATTTATCTGCTGCATAAATTGATCCTGCAGTTAATAAAGCTCCAGAACTAAATAATATTGCATTTTTTAAAAAACTATTATCGCTTCTTTTAAGCAATGTTTTTATTTGCTTATCTTTAGAGCTTATTACTATATTATACTTTTCAATTTGCAAATCTTGGAATTCTACAACCTGTTTATAGCCAGATACTTGCTTTTCTCTTAAATTTTCAAGATTGATATATTCGGATAAAAGTTTTTCTTTTTTTTCTAAATCTTCAATTTTTGCTTTAAGCTTTTCCGCCTCTTCTATGGAAAGAACATAAGACTCTGATTGTAAAACAGTTTTTGCAGGCATAATATCACCTGCAAATATTGCGCCTAAGAATAGTGCTTTTATCATTTTAGATCCATAACAAAAGGCTCTAAAGGCTCAACTTCTTCTACCTTTTCCTGGTCAAACATAGATTCCATTTTTTTTATATCTATAACCATATATTTTTTGTTTTCAAGACCTTTATTAAATTCATCAATACTCTTATTGAATACTGCTTGATTTTCTGGTTTTAACTCTTGTGCAAATTTTTTCAAAATATCAATCATTTCAGCCTCTCATCAAAAAATGAATCTAGATCCTCTTTTTTACTTTTTGTATTCTCTATTTCTTTAATTTTTTCTTTTGTTTTTTCTACTTCTGATTCTAAATCTTTAATCTCAGATTTTGTTTCCTCAGTCTCTTCTTTTGATAAATTAATAAACTTTTTTTCTTCTTCGTCTATAAGTTTCACTATTTTTTTAAATAAAACATTATCTTTATTACCAAATGCTATAATAGCGACCATTGGTATTAGAGCTATAAAAAACAATAATGTAATAAGTGATTTATTTTTTTTAATCCATTTTTTTACATAAAACTTATTTAGGCGCAACTTCTACCTCTTCGGTTTTATCCTCTGCGTCTATAGAAGGTTGGTATCTTTTATCTGTCCATCTTCTAGCTACATATGCTGAAAAGGTCGCTCCAAGATAAACTGACATTAGTCCCGAGTCAACTGATTTTAATTCAAGTTTAAAATCTCCAAGAGATATTACACTTATAATTGATAGAATAAAGCAAATTGTTGTAACTGCAAAAGAAATTGTTGCAAAGGTTAACATTGCATCTTCTTTTTTATTTGTATTTTTAACCCAAAAACTCACCGAACCTCCTTACTAGATCATAATTTACAGGATATGTATAAACAATGTCTGTTTTATCCAGTCTTTTTAATTTTAGTCTTTGTCTTGTAAAATGCCTAAATACTAATTTTTCTTTAGTAACATCTAGCACTTCATAAATATATTCAATATCATTAGTATAGTCAAATCTTAATATTAAGTCTCTATCTCTTACTGCTGGATTAGGAAGAGTCCAACATGATGGCTCATATTCTACTTGCATATGCGATTGTGCGCCAAGCTTTAGGTCTTCGGTTGTATCGCCAAACTTTACCATAACTCTTCCATCAAGTCTTCTCTTATATTGATATTGATCGTATCCTCCCTCAAAGGTTGTCCCATAGCAATCCTGACATGATTTAACCTTTGGATGCTGCCTTCTTGCGTCAGCACAAGAACATGTTGTTCCATTCCAAATTCTTCTTAATAGAATTGTTGGCTCTCCAGTTTGATCAAGCAATACTTCTTCCCTATTTAACATTCTATCATAAAGATTGAATCCCCTAAAGCCATTAAATTCCCCTCCCAAATAAGAAGGGCAGTCATCAACACCTTGCAATGTTTTCTGAGGCATTGCTCTATGATATCCGCAAAAGTCAAACCCTTGGAAGAATTTTTTCTCTTCATCTGAATAATCTGGTGTTAATATTCCAATTTCATTAATAGCTCTGCCTATTGCATAGCCGTCGCTTCCAGTTGGAGTTGATGTAATTAAGTTTGAGTTTTTATCCTGACAGGCAAAGAACATTTCAACTTTATCACCAGGTATAAACATTGATGGAGGGCTTCCGCTCAAGCCTCTTCCATTGCTTGCCAATACAAATGTTGTATCAGTTTTTGTTTCGTATCTAACAACTTCTGTTTTATTTATAATAAGTATTCCAGATGCTGGATAGCCGGCAGTTGAATCTACATTTAATATAAGATCTGTTGTTGTTGCATTTGAAGTCATCCTGCAAGGCTCTGGAACGATATATAGCTGGTCCGACATCATATCCATACCAGATAGGTCAAGCGTTCCAGCATACACCTCAAATGCCCTTCCAGCGAAGTTATAGGTCCTATTTGTTATGAGTCCAGAAACTATTGCGCTGCTTAAAGATGGTAATCCAATATATTTTGGGTTTTCATCAAAAATAGACAATCTTGATTCTGTTTGATATATTGCAAAAAATACCTCACCATTATAAGATCTAGGAAGAGGCCTATGCCATTGAACTTGCACTGAGTCGCCTATGCCAAGATTTGCAACTCTATCCAAACCTCTTACACCACCTTCATAAAAAATTTGAGGAAATATATCTGGCAAAACTGGCTCTAATAACTTTATTGAAAACTTTAATTCACCAAATAATTTATTTCCAGAAAAATCTTCTGCAAAATATTTTAGCTTATATTTACCATCTTTTAATGGATCTTTTGTATCAATTCTTACAACTACTCCGTCTGTAATCTTATTTATTATCGACTTTGATGTTGCTATATTTAGATCAAATGATCCGTCTGAGACTATTTTAATATCATTTAAATATATATTTACTGAAGCAGGATTTACATCATCTATTACATCTTCAAAGTGAAGATATATAATTTCATGATTTGTAAGCTCCTGCAGCTCTTGCGGATTTGACTCTACAAGAACTGGAGTTGCCGGAATTGTTTTAAATACATATGAAAAATTATAACTTTTTCCATCCAAGTCTTTAGTTTGGATTCTAACTCCAACTGTAGCTCCAAGTCTAAACTGACTAATAGGATCAAAAACAAATAAAATTGTTTGATCTACCCTATCTACAGATGACTCTATTCCATCAAATTGTGGTAAAAACTCTGATTCTTTAAACGCTAAGTCTTCATTTATATAAACAACAGTTTTTGCCAAATCTATTGTAACAGATTGCTTTTCAATAAGCTGAAAAGAAACAACTTCTGTTGGAGCTACCATTGCTTCTGATGGTGCTGGTGACTGTCCCGCTATAACTATCATTATATCTCCTACTTAATGCCAACAATTAGTAGCGTACAGTTAATCAACAACTTCTCCTAATAACAAGGTTTTTTTCTTTTTCTTTTCTTTTTTATTGTCAATCTCATGAAACTCAAGAAGCTCATCAACATATTTTTCTGCAGCCTCCGGCCCTCTTACTTTTGCATCAAATTTTATTTGCTTCTGAAAAGCTTCAATTTCGTCCTCTCTATCTAAATAGTCTTGATTTTTATCGCTTTTCTTATCGCCTTTTTTTTCCTCATTAATATGCTGTAACACATGAACAAACTCATGAATTACATATCTCATTACTATTTTAAAATCCATTTTTAAAACTTTAGGATTCAAATATATTGTTCCATTTACTGTTTTTGCAGTTACATCAATGTCATCAAAGTCAAGCGGAAATGCATCAAATATCCATGATCCTATCTTTTTTTCCTTTAGACATTCTTTTGCAATATCAGAATTCTTCATATGCTTTCTTATTTCTGCAAATAACTTTTGCTTCTCTTCAATTTTGCTTTTCTTGGCTACCTTTAAAAACATTTAAACCTTCCATTTTTATTCTACTTAGCACAGTACAAAACTCCTCAATCTTATACTATACTATTCCATCAAGAACTTATATAATTCTTCTTGAACGCATGTGCCTCAGCCTCGTGAAGGCAGGATTGTTACTTCCAAGGTTTGTGTAGGTTCCGAACGATACAGGACCAGGGCGAATGGAAGCCTTAATAAACTTAAGCCTATCGCGGTAGGTTGTCAACCAATTTTGATAGTGGCTTTGCAAAAAATCTCCAAGGGCTGGTGGCTGGTAGGAGATACCGCCGTCACTTATGGTAAAGTCCCTACCCTTTTCTACCAATGCTTGTGATGCTAATGCCACAACGTAAGCTCCCTCTACGATTATATTGGCAAAGGTTTTATAAATTATCTGGTCGGAAAAAAGATAGGATGTAAAGAACGGGGTAGAATTGAATTCGGATAAGGATTGGCACAAAAAGCATACTAAAATTTCATCGGTGAATACGTTGCAATCCTCGGTAACAAGTTCGCCATATGAATCATAAACAAATGCTCCAAACTTATCTCTCTTTGGTTTTTTGCCGTCAGAGCGAAGTCTAGCTTTTAAATACTTTAGCAGCACATTGATACCTTCCAATTCTTGCTGGCTAAAATCGAATAGCACCTCATCTCCTAGCTTTACTTCTCCAATGGGAACTGAGCTTGCTTCATTTACAACTAAAAATGTAAATTCATTTAAAACTCTAGATCCGTCAATTGATGCATCCCATGTGTCTTTCCACATGCCAATTGATGATTGTGATGGAACCATGTAAGAATACTTATATACGCCATCTGACGTATTTGTAATTCCTGCAGAAGTCGTTGTAACTAATATTGCGCCATTCTGGTCTGCAATCTGTATAGTTGGAAAATTATCGGTATTTGTTGGAGCTCCATCAAATCCATAAAATGTTACAGTCAAATCAACAACTTGACCTATTACTGCTCTTCCTCGTGCATTTGCCATTGTTATTAACTCGCTACTGATCTTGGTGGTGTTTTAGATACAACTTTTAGTACACTATCGTTTACAGTAAAATTTTCAATTGTATTATAATCTTTTCCCATATATGTAATTTTAGATATTACAATATAGTCTCCTATTGTTTTTGGTGTATAATCCAAATAATATATAGAAGAATTTTGATGAGTTGCTATCATAGTTTTTGGAAATCCAGTTTCTATTGCTCCGTTTGGCAGTATAATTCTTTCTATAACTGGAATAACCCCAAGCAAAGGAGTTCCATCAACGGTGACATTTATTGGAATTCTAACTTTTGCTCCCAAAAAATAACTTCCTAGTGCCATTAAATCCTCCTATCCTCTTACATATTTGATAATTAAACTGTTATCATTTAACACAAAGTTTATTTCGGGCAAAAAAGTAAATGAAGTTCTATTTGAATTTTCCACATATTCATGCAATTCTCTTAATAAGAGTCCATTATAATGAACTTCTAGTGTGGATTGTTTAAATTTATAAGCTGTATTATATGTTTGAACTCCAGAGACCAAAGAATTAGAAAGATCTTCTTTAATATATTCTTGGGTAACTTGTCCTGTAGTAATATTAATTGTTGCCACTTTATTAATTTCCTATATTATAGTAATTAATATTACTAATAATATTAATATGAGGTTTTAAAATGTCAAAAATAGGAATAATATGCGATAACATAACTCAGCCATGGGTTGATGGCGCAGATCAAAATGCTTACTTTTTAAACAAAATATTGAAAAAATTAAAGCATGATGTTGATATAGTCTCTTTTTATAGAAAAATTGAATTTTTTGAAGAAGAGACCAAAAACTTAAACTTTTCAAAAATAAAAAATTATGATTTTTTTATAAACTGCAGCAAGATAAATCAAGATGAAATTTTCAATCAGATATCATCAAAAGGAAAAAAAATAGTTTTAAATATTCATCACAATATGATGATGAATCAATTTGAGGCTGTAAATAATAAAGAATTAAATACTTCTTTATCAAAATCAAATTTTTCAAATTCTTGTAATATTTGGATACAAGAAGCTCATGAGGAATTTTCAAGCTTAATATCTACGATGACCAGAACTGATGTAGATACAATTCCTTTTTTATGGGATCCAGATTTTCTAATAAAAAATGATAAAGATTTTTATAAAAATTGTGACTTAAAATCAAAAGAGCAGTTAAAGAAAATTGGAACAATTGATTCTAATTATAACTTTTACAAGACTTCAATTGTTCCAATTGGAATAGCGGAAGGCTTAAACTATACCAATCCAGAGCTTGTAGAAAGAGTTTACATTGGATCTATAGATAAAAAACTAGAGAATAAAATGTTTAAAAGTTTTTATGATAAGCTTGATATAGTGAAAAATAAAAAAGTATTTGCACACAAAAGAATACCTTTACATGTTATTCTTTCAAATGATGTTTTAAACACTTTTATTGCTCATCAAGTATGTAATGAAAATAATTATTATTATTTAGAGTTGTTATTCTACAAAAGACCATTAGTTCATAATAGCATGTCTTTTAAAGATGTTGGTTATTTTTATAATGACTTTGACGCAATTGAAGGTGCAAAACAATTAAAAAAAGCTATATTAAATTTTGATTACAATGATCATAAAAATAAATATTTAAATAAAATTGAGAGCCATTCTACTGACAATAAAAGTAATCAAGAAAGAATTGAAAATTTAATTAAGGAATTAATAAAATGATAAAAAAAATTGGAATAACAACAAATGACTCTAGCAAAATATGGTCAAATGGATTAAATCAAAATTGTTATTTTTTAATTAAACTATTAAAAAATATGGGCTATGATGTTGTTGCATTAACAAGAGCAGAAGAAGATAATACATATTTTATGGATATGAAGCAAGAAAAACTAACTGCTGATTCTGTAGATAAATATTTCTTAATCCTTGAAGCAGCATACATGATAGAAACAAGCATAGTAAATATATGTATAGAAAAAAATATAAAAGTTGTATCTATAAATTATGGAAATTCTTTATTCTATTTAATAGAGGGAATGCTACACAATCCAGACTCTGGAGTTGGAATACATAGAGAAGGTGTTGAAACATGGATATCTCCACATTATGAATTTTATAAATCATTTGTCGAGGCTACAAGCAAGGCAAAAGTAAAAATACTTCCTTATATTTGGGAGCCTTGGTTTATTGATGGAAGTATAAAACCAGAATATAAAATAAATGAAAAATTTTCCAATATAACAAACAAAAAGAATGTGGCTTGCCTTGAGCCAAACATAAGTATTTCAAAGAATTATATTACCCCTCTTTACATAGCAGAAGCTTTAGAAAGAGAGGATAACTCTTTAATAGAGACAATGTATTTATATGGATCAAAACATTTAGAAACAGATTTGAATTTTAAAAAAATGATTGAAAATACAGATTTATTTAAAGCAAAAAAATTAAAACCAGAATTAAGATATTCTTTAATAAAATTACTTGATCAAAAGAAATTTGGAGTAATAGTTTCTAACCATTTTTATAATGATCTAAATTATGTAACTTTGGAATCTTTATATTTAAATTATCCAATTGTTCATAATAGTGAGTTTTGCAAAGAAGCTGGTTATTTTTATCCAAAGTTTAATGTCAACATTGGAAAAGAAAAATTAAAACAAGCAATTGAAACAAATGATCATATGTCTCAAAAATCATTACATGCTGCAAAAGAAGTCCTTTGGAAATTTTCAATTAAAAATCCAGCTGTTCAGAAGATGTATAAAGATTTAATAAAATCAATATAATAAAAAAGCGCCCAACTGGGCGCTTTTTTATAATGGTTCAAATGGATTTTTTCTAGGGGCAGTGGGTCTTGGAGGATATCCCATAAAATCCTCTTTATTTACAAACATATCATCACCAGGCTTCATATTTTCCATGTGCCATTTTTCTGCCCATTTTACATATAAAGCAATCCATTTTCTTAATCTTAATAAATCTTGAAAGCTTTCGGTGTCTTTTTCACTATTATATATTCCTTCGTATTGATTAAGAATATCAGAATAATGAGAGGCTCCATCAATAGCCGCCCTTTCCTCTGAAAGTATTTTCACTGATTTTGTAAAAACAGGCATTACCTGCCCTCTAGTCTTGCCATAAACTCCTTGGCCCTAACTGATGGGTGATTAGGATCAATAGGTGGTGTTTGCGGTGCCTGCTCTTGCTTAGCAGATTCTGATGCATCTATATCTTTTAGAGTTGGAAGAATTTCACTATATACTTGCAATCTAATTGAGCCATCATATTTTGCATCAAATACCTTTGTAATTTCCTCTAACCTTCCTTCCATAAAATCACTGATACAATCAAAATATCCTTCAGAGTAGGCCTGTGCTTTTACTGCCTCAATCTTTGAAGTCTCTATCTTTGAAATTAAACTTTTAACTTTTGAATCTTTGCTCATATACAACCTCTACAGTATTTTACTTTATGCTAAAAATAAAAACAAAAAAGGGTGGCAGTTGCCTGCCACCCTTAGCTTATACTAAGTTAATTAGTAGTGAAGCTTGTTGTACTTGATTGTTACTACGTCAGTTGATAGTAGTGCAAACTTGAATGCAATTCTGAACTGTGGTCCAGTTACATTTCTGTAGAATGCGTAATCACCTGTTAGGAACTTGGTACCGTCGATCTTTGTTGCATCGCCTGCATCTACATCTGCTGTTCCGAATACCTTGAAGTTTGCTCCATCGTACATTGGGGCTAGTAGTAGGCCGTTGACATATAGTTCAAAGCTTACTGGAACCTTGCTGTTTACTACGATTGGATCAATTACATGCTCTAGGTTGAATCCGTTTAGTAGAGTCTTGCCTGCACCTACTTCAAATGCTAGTAGCTTTAGCGCATCAGTTGCTGTAAAGGAGCCTGAGAATACTCTCATTGTTCCGTTTGAGCCAAGTGCTGTGTCTGCTGCTGCTCTCATTGAAGCTTCTGCTGCTAGATTTGCAGTTAGAGTTGAGTCTGCTGCAATTCTTGCTGTCTCTTCGAATAGATCTGCTGCAAATCTCATTGAAGCTTCTGCTGCTAGGTTTGCAGTTAGAGTTGAATCTGCTGCAATTCTTGCGGTCTCTTCGAATAGATCTGCTGCGAATCTCATTGAAGCTTCAGCTGCTAGGCTTGAAGTTAGTACTGAGTCTGCTGCAATTCTTGCTGACTGTTCTGCTGCAACTGCTGATGTTCTTGCTGAAATCTCTGCATTTAGGTTTGCAGTTAGAGTTGAATCTGCTGCGATTCTAGCTGCTTCTTCGATTGCCATTACAGAAATTCTTGCGGAGATTTCTGCGTTTAGACCTGAAGTTAGAACTGAATCACCAGCAATTCTTGCTGACTCCTCTGCTGCCATTGCTGTAGATCTTGCTAGAACTTCTGCTGCTAGATCTGAAGTTAGAACAGAATCTGCTGCAATTCTTGCTGACTGCTCAGCTGCTACTGCTGTTGATCTTGCTGCTACTTCTACTGCTAGGTCAGATGCCAGAGCTGAGTCTGCTGCTGATCTTGCGGTTGATTCTGCTGCGATTGCTGAAGCTCTTGTAGATACTTCAACTGCTAGATCTGAAGCTAGAGCTGAGTCTGCTGCTGATCTTGCTGTTGATTCTGCTGCAATTGCTGAAGCTCTTGTTGAAACTTCGACTGCTAGGTCTGAAGTTAGAACTGAGTCTGCTGCAATTCTTGCTGCTTCTTCTACTGCAACTACTGAGATTCTTGCTGAGATTTCTGCATTTAGTGAAGAAGTTAGAGTTGACTGAGCAACTGAAACTGCTGCTGTTGCATAATCTGCTAGTTCCTTGTAGTTAGCAAACTTTACTACTGAGTGGCTTGTGATGCCTGGTAGTGCTAGCTTGCCTAGTGCTGCATCTGCTGCACCTTCTACTAGTACGTAGGTGTCTGCGCCAGTCTCATCGTAGTAAGCCCAACCTACTGGGCTTACGCCTGCGTTGGTTACTGGATCTAGAATGGTTAGAACGCCAGCTGTGATTGTCTCAACGTGAGTTGGATCTGCCTCGATTGCGCTCTTGATTGCTGATAGAACTGCTGACTCGTCAGCACCGCTAATAGCAGCCTTGAACTGTACGCCCTTGGTTAGACCTGCTTCAACTCTGTCGATTCTTAGATCTAGTGCACCAACGTCTGAGATTCTTGCTGAAACTTCGACTGCTAGGTCTGAAGTTAATACTGAATCTGCAGCGATTCTTGATGACTGCTCTGCAGCTACTGCTGTTGATCTTGCAGCAACTTCTACTGCTAGATCTGAAGCTAGTGCTGAATCTGCAGCTGATCTTGCTGTTGACTCTGCGGCAACAGCTGATGCTCTTGCTGAGACTTCTACTGCTAGATCTGAAGTTAGCACTGAGTCTGCTGCAATTCTTGCAGTCTCTTCTGCTAGTACTGCTGATGCTCTTGCAGAAACTTCAACTGCTAGGTTTGAAGTTAATACTGAGTCACCGGCAATTCTTGCTGACTCTTCTGCTGCAACTGCGGTTGATCTTGCTGCTACTTCGACTGCTAGATTTGAGGTTAGAACTGAGTCACCTGCAATTCTTGCATTCTCTTCTGCTAGTACAGCTGAAGCTCTTGCGGAAACTTCTACTGCTAGATTTGAAGTTAGAACTGAATCACCAGCAATTCTTGCTGACTCTTCTGCTGCAACTGCGGTTGATCTTGCGGCTACTTCTACTGCTAGGTTTGAAGTTAGTACTGAATCACCAGCGATTCTTGCTGCTTCTTCGGCTGCAACTGCTGATGCTCTTGTTGATACTTCTACTGCTAGATTTGAAGTTAGTACTGAATCGCCTGCAATTCTTGCGTTCTCTTCTGCTAGAACAGCTGATGCTCTTGCTGAGATTTCTACGTTTAGATTTGAGGTTAATACTGAATCACCTGCAATTCTTGCGGTCTCTTCTGCTAGAACTGCTGAAGCTCTTGCTGAAATTTCTACTGCTAGATTTGAGGTTAGTACTGAATCACCAGCGATTCTTGCATTCTCTTCGGCTAGAACTGCTGAGGTTCTTGCTACGATTTCGTCTGCTAGGTTCTGGTTTACTGTTGACTTGTGTGCTACAACTGCGAAGTCTACTTTTAGACCACCGGTTGCGCTTACTGATAGACCACCATCCTGTGTGCTCAGATTAGAGTTATTCTCTAGAATAATCTGATCGCCAGCGATTTTGGTTGTAAATGATCTTGCCATTTATAATTACTCCTATTTAGTTTGATTCCTTAACGTATAACTTTAAACTTATAATTTATTTAATATACAACATTCGTTTAAGATTTCTTAAGCTATTGTCGTATTTTATAAAATCACTTTTTAAAAAACTAATAGAATAATCTTTTGCCAATCCATCTGGATCGTCAAACTCAAATAAAAATTTATTATTTGAGTCTTTCTCTGCCTTTATAATTTTAAGACCCATCATTGAAAGGTAGGCTGATAGTGATAAGTCTGATGTTTTAAATGTATTCATGATATTCGCCTTAATTGAAAAAATTTAGTATATACATTTATTATGTCGTTTGATCTTTAAAAAAGTAAATTATTATTTTTTGTTTCAAAAAAATAAACTAATGTTAAATTTTATGCTTAGAACATAATTTATGATTTTTTGGTGCCTGCCTCTTGCATCTTTCACCATTTTGTTTTATAAATTCACACTGAATAAATTGCGCTTCATAACTCTGTATTTCCTCCAACTCTTCCATTATAGTTGGCTCAGATTCTGGTTGGTAAAATTCTTCCAAAGAATCTGTCGTGTCTACATCTTCTGAAATATTATTAGTATTATTTGTTACATGATTATAGTTAATAATATTATTTAAAGGCTCTAATGCAATTAACTCTGTAGTTTCTTTTTCTAAATTCTTTTTTTCAATTTCTTCAAATAATTCTGCAGAAGATTTAATTTTTGACAAGTCTTCTTCAAATTCAAAAAAATTTGGATAAGCTCTATCGACGGGATCTTCCATATTTAAATCATTTTTAGGAAGCTGCCTTCTATTTAAGATCCCAGATACTGCCCTATTTGGTAGTGGAGTTGCTTTGATTGCTGTTTGTCTTTCTCTTAATCTATTGTAATTCATTGTATCACCTATGTAAGGTGAAAATTTATTAGCAAATAAAAAGGGCGACATTTTACTGTCGCCCTTTTTTAACTTACGTTAGTAAGATTTTACATATCACCTGCTGCAACGCCTCTTGGGTTTACAACTGCGATACCGATGATCTCGCTGATTACCCAACCTAGCTTTAGCTGCTTTGGCTCATCTGCTGGTAGAACTTCGATGTCCTGTCTGATTGGCATTACGCCTACAAACTCAGGATCTGCGCAAGCAAATGCCTTGTTTACTGGAACAACCTTGCTTACGATGATGTCTGCACCAAAGATGTGACCATATAGACCGGTCTGTAGTAGCTCTCTCTGAGTTACTGGATCTACTGATGAAGCACCTGCGGCACCTGCTGACTCCCAATCTAGAATATCAGTAAACTGATTGATGTTTAGGAAGTACTTGGAGGTTACCAAGTCCCAACGATCAATCTGCTTCTTTAGGCCTAGCATACCAGACTTGGTTAGACTTCCTGGTGCTGCTGGTGAGCCTGAAGGACCTGGTGAATCTAGAGCAACTAGAGTGTTCTCGCCACCCTTTGTTGAATCGCCAGCAAACTCTAGGGCAGTAAAGGCGTTACCGTCTTCCTGTGCCTGAATTTCCATTCTTGCCTTCTGCTGAGCACGGTCAATTACGTTGAATCTTCTTCTCTGAACTTCAGAGATTCTTACAGTTGGATTTGAAACAATTTCAAACTCTGGAACTGTTACTCTGTCGCCAAAGACTCTTGACTCTGGTGCTGTACCGTTTGAAGAAATAACGACTGCTGAAACGTCGATATCTCTGTCGTAGATTGCTAGTGAACCCTGTGGTAGAGGATCTACTACGAATGCCTTTCTAGCAACACCTTGGTAGTCCAAGTTTCTACGGATTGGGTTAGCCATTGCCTGACCTAGAGCAATCTTACCTTCTGAGGTTAGAAGTGCCTGCTTGATCATGTCATCTCTCTGACCATCGGTTAGAGAAGCTGACATTGCCTGTGCATTTGAAGATGGCTGTAGATCTTCGATGATACTTGCGTATTTTACGATAGCTGATAATGCGTCCTGAACTGAGGAGGCGTTTACTTCGCCGTTTGAATTGAATATATTTGACATTTTAAATCTCCTTGTCCTTATTTGATTAGACGCTTAGGCCGTTGATTGCAGTCATGTAGATTGCATAGAATTCAGTTGAAGCTGTACCAGTTGCTGCAAATGTTGAAGTTGAGACCATTGACTGATCTTTTACTGCTCCAACGGTTACACCAACGGTTGCTCCTGCTCCAGTTCCTGTTCCGCCTAGATAACCTGTTGCTGCCTCTGACTCTACGTTAAAGTTTGCTGCCAGACCACTTAGAGGCGCTACTGCTGCATCTGTTGCTGGCTTTCCAGATACACCATATAGACCTGGTGCGTGCCATACTGTAACTTTTCCTGAGCCAGTAGTTGTCTGTGGACCAATTACTACAACACCTGTGGTGCTTAGAGTTCCAAATCCAGTTCCCTGGCCTACGGTTGCGCCAATTAAGGTACCAAATGAAGTACCGTATCCTGAAACACCGTCATCTGCTAGTCCGCCAAACCTTACTGATGCTGCCAAATTTCTAATGCTTGGCTCCATATAGAATGCTGGTGACATAGACTGAGTTACGTCATATGCTGCATAATCTGATGCGGCTGCTAGCTGAACATACTCACCACCGTAAATTGTCTGTGATGATGAACCTGGAGTTGGATCCTTTAGATCGAACTGTCCGGCTGGCTGTAGACCTGGCTGTAATAGTTTTAATGCCATGTTTAAATCTCCTTAATTAAATTGTTTTTAAATTATGAACTTGCTTTCTTTAAAGCATTTTGAATAAAAGCATATCTGGCTCTGTAATTTCCTGTAGGCATTCTTGATGCTACTTCTTGCATTGCCTTGCTTGATTCTGATGCATTTTCAACCAAACCACCATTTCCTATTGCATCCGCAACTACTATAGCTTCAGGATGTGCTTTATGAATTCTATCTGAGCCAGTTTCTTCTTGGACATCATATAGTTTGTTGTAGTCTGATTTTCTCTTTTTAACCTTGCTATCATACAGTTTTGAAAACCCTGCATAATAATCGCTCATAAAACTATCAGATGAAAGATCCTTTACGGCATCTTTAAAATATCTTTTAGAAGTTTTATCAGCTTTCTTCATTATTTCAGAATTATTAATAGAATTATCTAAATCATTTGAATATTTTTCAAATAATTCATTATAACCAGATGCAAAAGAATCCATTGGAGTCTCAGATTCTGTTTGATCAAACTGATCTCTACTTATACCTCTTAATGCTCTTCTTTCTTTCCTGGTCATTCTTTCCTCTTGTGATCCTGAGAAACCTTTATTTTCGTTTTCTCCAATGCCTGCACCTCTTCCGTATCTTCCTGCTCTGCCTGTTGCTAAGCCCTTAAACAATCCTTTATTTGCAATTGTTGAAAACATATAACTTGCAATATCTAATGGATCTTTAGAATTTGCATCAGTTAAAATTCTTCCCTTTATATTTAAGGCTTTTCTTCCGTTATTTTCCAATAGCTTATACATATACTCTTCTGTAGCCTTTGCCCTACCTGGATCAAGAGGATTTCTAGATCCTGCTGCCTGCCTTGGATAAACGTATTCAATTCTTTCTCCACCAATTCTTATTGGTCTCTCTAATTTATATCCATCTGTAGCATTTTTTAATTTTGCCACAGAGCTTAATAATTTATTGTAAGCATTTGGATTTGAAGTTAGCAAATCATTTAATTGATTTTGAATTGAGGCTCTTCCATCTGGGGTTGATAGTGCACTGCCTATTTCTGATACATTATTTGGATTTATAGGATTTACAGATGGATTAAGATCTCCAACCTCTGGTGGAACAACAATTCCCTCTGAAATCTCCTCTGGCATTTCCTCACCAGTCATCATATAATAAATTCCGGCAAGGGCTGCAATAGGTAGCCCGACTTTTACTATGGTTATTAAAGCTGAAGATAAAAGGCCTTTGGATAGGACTTCTGATGCTTCTCTTTGGGCTGGGTTTGTTGCCACTTCTGCGGCCTTTGCAGCCTTTGCAGCCTCGCCTGCCTTTGAGGCGCTTTCTGATATCAATTTCGCTCTTTTTTCAGCTTCAGCTAACTTTTCTGTTAATGCTTTTATTTCTTTTGATTTTTCTGGGTTTGCTCTAAAATAATTTACAAATCTTTCACTGAGCATATCTTTTACTTTTGAAAAAATACCTTGTGCTTTTGCTGCACTTTCCACAACTGCCTGTGGACTTGCTTGTGTTGTATCTAATGAAGCTTTAAGATTTTTTAGATCTGCTATTATTGGAGCTAAGGCATTATTAATTTCTCCAGTTATTTCCTGAGGTGGCTTTGCTGAAAGAGCTTCAAGTTTTGTCGAAATATTATTAACCTGAGCTTTAAGTGATGCCAAAGCTTGATTATTAATATTTGTTGCGACTGCACTTAAAGATTGACTAGTAAATTTAAAATTATCAAGCTTTCTAACTACTCTTTCTGCTTGACCTGGCGTTGCTAATGTTTCTCCAGCAGGCACTCCTACAGTGGGTGCTCCCTTCAATGCTGGTTCTTCTTGCTCTAGCTTAACTGCTGCATTTTCAGCTTGCTCCTTTGCTGCTTCCACTGCTCTAACTGTACTATCTTTTAGTTTAGCACCAAAATTTGGATTTTCTTTTTTAATTAGTTCATCAAGTTTTGATCTTAGTTTTGGATCTTTAATGTTTATTACACTTTTTTTATAAGTATTTACGTCCGCTTTTCCTGCAGCTTCTAGCACTTCATTTACTGCAGTTTTTTGGTCATCATCTAGTAATTTATGAATATCTCCACCAGCCTTAAACTGTGTTAATTCAAGATTTCCATCCAAAAGACTATTTAGTTTTTGGTTAGGTGGTTGTGCTGTAGGTACGGCTGGCTCCACTATTTTTGCAGGTGCTTCACCCTGAACTGTTGCTGTAGGATTTTCAGCAGGAGGATTTGAACCCGAAGCAACTTCCCTATCTGTAACTTTGGCAGCCTCTTCTGGCTCAATCTTTTTAAGTACATTTTTTGCTTCTTCGGTAAGGAATTCCTCTGAAGGCATACCTTTTTCCGTAAGTTGTTTATAAAATTTTCTTACTTTTTCTGGGTTAATTTTTTTTTCTTTGAGCATAGCATCTCTTCCAGAAGTAATTATGTCTAGATCAGTTACTAGTTCATTTGGCACGTTGTTATGTTTGGCTCTTATTGTAAATTTTCCATTAGGAGCCTTATAAAGGTCTTTTTCCAAAATCTGTTTGGCACTTCTGAAATCTTCAATACTAGCATCACTCTTGCCAGTTATTGCCGTAAAATCAAAAAATGATTTATTGTTTTCAATTATTTTAAAAGCCTCATTTGGTTGGAGCGCTGGCTCTAATTGTTTAATTACTTTAATGGCTTCGTCTACGCCTTCTGCCACAGTCCCTGCTGCTTCACCAGGCATAATCAATTTTGGCACTGGTGTTGCTGCTTTATTGATTCCATGTTTTTTATTATAATTTGAAATTATTTTGGCATATTCATTAAATACATCAGATCTGGTTGCTGAATTTATTCGCATACTACCTCCACTGAAAGCAACTCGTCAATGGTTCTTTCTATTTTGTAAGCTAACTTTTTATTGCCTTCTTTTATTGCAGCTTCCTTCATTTGAACCAACTCATC